ATCTTGTGCAATATCAACTGGTGTTGCTCCTGTTGGAGCTGGTGTTCCTCCCGGTGGTGGTGGAACATCTCCTTCTGGTGCCGGCGGCGCTCCTCCCGGTGGTGGTGGAACATCTCCACCTGGTAATGGTAAGTCTCCTCCCGGTACTGGTGGAGCTTGTTCCATAATATAGTTATTGATACTTTGATATCTTTTAATTTCTTCTAAAATTTTTTTATCTATACTCATATTACCCATTTAATAATGTTTTTATTCCAGATTTTGTTTCAACCTGAACTTTTTTAAATTGTTTCATCGTGTTGTCAACTCGTTCAATTAAACCGTCTTTCATTCTAACAACATAACATTCATTTGTATCAAGGTCGCAAACTTGTTTTGTACCATTGCCCATATCTTTTTCCGATACTCTAGTACTTTTTCCTAGATAATTATCTAATATTAATTTTGTATTCATATTTTATTTTATTTATAAATATCCTAATGTTTAAAAAAATTATTAAGTATACTTTGAAATTAAGTATTCTATTGGTTCTTTAACTTTATTTTTAATTTTGTCTTTATCTGTTTGTGGTAAATCGTCCCAAACTTTATTTTCGACAGTTACCGGCCAATGTACAACATTTGCTTTTGCTAATTTTTCTTTATATGTACCATCAGTATAATCATCATAAGCTTGTATAACACTTTCTTTACCTTCAAATTTAGATATGAAAAAATCAACAAATGTTTCAAAAGAATTAAATGATACTAATGGAATATTATTTTTATTACCTCTATTAACACAAAAATATTTTTTGTTAAAATAACTTTGTGATCCACCCCATGGATTAATATTTAAACCAACTGAAGCGTAATTATGGTCATAAGAAACAAATGATTTACCAGATCCAGTTTCAATATACATTGTTGCTAAAATAAAATCAAATAATTTATTTTTTCTATCTTGTGTTAAACTTCTAGGTTGTATTTTATTTTCTATTATTTTTGTTGCTTCATCAAATGTAACTTTTGTTTGTGTTGGTGTTGTATTTGTATATTCTGAAAAACTACTATTTAAATTTGATGAACAATTTTGGTTTGTTGTTAAAATATTTTTAGAAGAATCACCCCTATTAATTGCATCAGATTTTTGTTGTAGTATGTTATTTTTTTCGTTAATTTCCTTATCTTGTTCTTCTATTTTTTCTTTAATTGTTTCTAAAATTTTAGAAGTTAGTGCTTGCAATAAAGAATCAATTGCTGGAATACTATAAAAAGGTTGTCTTTGTCCTTCAAATGTTGTATCAAAACCATTATCACTAATTCTATGTGAAATATTTGTAATCATATAGGGACCACTAAACATTGGTATATTTCTTAAATTAAAATACATCGTTGGTTGTATCATAGCATTACCCATCATATCAATACTACATCTATAACTTCTATTTTTGTAAACATTGTATAGTGAAACACTTTGTGTTGCCCCACCTCTGTTTCTGTTTTGATTTGCCATTTGATTTAACATCTCTAAAGATTCTGCAGTTGGTTTTCCTGGATCTTGTGATATGTCTATCTGTTTAAAAATTTGTTGATTCTGTGGTCCAAAATCAACATTAAATCCGACAACTTTATTAGATTTGTCCCAATCTGTTTTACCTTCTTGATTTTCAAGTAAAGGATTGTCTGATGCTCTTCTTAAATCAAATGCGTCGTCTCTAAACCTATAATCAACATTCTCATTCATCGCTAAATGTGTACTAGGTACGTAAGAATAAATTGATAAATATTTTGATGTTGTGTCTCTATAATCAACACTCAAAAATGTACCAAATAATGAGTTTGCAAATTCTAAAGTACCTTCTGGTCTTGGATTTGGGTTTTTACTAGCGTCCTGGACATTATAAAAATTTGCATATGATGGTAATATGAATGATTTAAATCTGTTATTAACTAATATTGTTTCAATAATACCTAACATATTATTGTTATAATTCATATACTCAATCATGTCTTTAACTTTGAAAATATCTATATAAATTTTTTGTCCAATATCTCGACTTGCCCTATCAACTAATAACATATCTTCAAATAAAGTTTTTGACTTAAAATCACCACCAGAAATCCATTTATCATTCAAACCTTTTAATGTTTCCCAAATTTCTAATCTTGTTTGTTCACCTTCAAATTCAGTATATTTTACACCGGTATTTTGACTTGTAACATTAATATTTCCTAACTTTGCTCTTGTTTTAATTAATGTATCGTCAAGGATTAAATTTAAATAACTTTCACCTTTAGTAATATATTCATTCATTAAACCCAAAAATTTATTCATATTAAGTGTTGGGTCATTTAATTTTTGAGTAGCATAAAGTTTTATCATTGGTGCGTAAAACTTTATGTTATTTTCACTAAATTCCATATCCATATCAATAAAGAAATCTGTAATATATGAACCATTATCACTATAGACTAATTTTGGAATTTCTGAAAACCCAACATATGTTTCTAAGGTTTTCCAAGTTTGTGGATATTGTGTTTTTGATTGTGCTAAAGTAATTGTTCCACCGGCGGTTGGTAATGCGTTTGGTGAATTCTGAACATATCCACCCCAAATGTATGGATCCTCAATAAAATCTGTTGAAAACGTATAAAATAATTTTTTATCAAAACTAGATGGGTTACCGTATTTAAAAACCATTTTATAGTTCATAAATTCGTCCAAAACTTTTTGTATGTTTGTTTTTTGATCTTCAGTTATTTTATCAATTAATGCCGAACCGCTTAAATTACTAACAATCGGTACTTTAAACATCTCACGCATAAGTCCTTGGAAATTTTCATTTCTTTCTTCAATTGATGAGTCTTCTTTTCTTGGTGATAAAATACTTTCAAAATCATATATTGATTTACTAAATTGTAAAAAATGTTGTTCAAATTGGTCTAAAATTTCAGGTGTAAAAGTTGTGAACAATTCACTAATTTTAGAATATTTTGATTGGTCACCATATAATGCAAAATTTTGTTGTTCTTCTTTATTATTAAAAATTTCCCTCATATATTCATCCGGTTGTGGTTTTGTTACCCAATTATTGTCAAAATATCCATAATTAGGTGCTTTCCAAAAAATTCTTAAAGAACCATTATGTACTGCCGGATTGTTACTAACTTCTATTTTTTTATTACCACTATTATTAAAACATTCATCACTTACTTGGTTTATGTTTGAACCTAATGATGGTAATACATATAATTCTGTTGAGTCTGGTGTTAATGAATAACAACTCCAAGGTACGACAGAAAGTGATCGATTACTATTTGAATTATCAAATCCTTGACCCTTTGTTATTATTGCGGAATTACTTAATACCATTCTAAATTTATCATTTAGTCCGTTTTGTATATTTTGACTTGAGAACCCACCAACAGTTTTATTTGTAACAACAAAAGGTTTTGTGGACACACTTGGACTAACAAATTCCGAAACTTGTACTGGTTCTACTAAATATAAACCAATTCCACCCGTTGTACCAGAAATTTGACTAATGATTGTTGTATTCAAATTTAAGTTTGAACCGGAAACGACAATTCCAGAACCTAATTGATTATAGTTAATTGATACAACCTCCATTGTATTTCCTGAAACATATGCGGTCCCGCTTATTTCATTAACTTCTTTAAAAATTTTTGTACCTTGTAGGAAAACATTAAAATCATCAATCAACTTTGGATAAAATCCAGTTGTTATTCTATTTTGAGTACTTGTACCAATGGTTGTATTTGCATCTAATGCAAGATTATAGGTTTGTCCATTTACATTTACTTGGTATTGAGTTGTTGTTGCCGAATAAAATGGATCAAAATTACCAATATAATCAGTATCTTTCCAAACATCATCTAAAAAATCAACACCGTTTAATTGGAAATTTTTATACCGATGCCAAATTGACCCGTACTTTAAAACCCAGGCGTATGGCATTTCGTGTATTGCTCCAAACTTTTTTAATGAAGGTAAAATATAACTTAAATTATTAACACTACCATCATTATTAAAAAGTTTATATTTGTCTCTTAATGTTGCAAGAGGTAAGCTATTTAAAAATAAATAAGCAGCGGCTTTATATGGTGATTTTTCTACTAAACTATATCTAAAATCATAAACACCTTTTTGTATTGCATTCGCAAAATATGGTGTATTAAAAATTGATGTTGTTTGTTCATCAGTTAAATTACCGTTATAATTTTTAAAAATTAAACTACCTTCAGTGGTATATTGATCCTTAATATCTCTATTTTTATAAAAAGTATTTAGGTTTGATAAATTTAATGTTTGATCAAACACACTTGGTTTATAATTAAAGTTTGTTATTGGAAATATTTCGCTTTTATTTCTAATTGTTTTAATTGATGAATCGTATTGTAATGTATCACTTGTTTTAAACACGTCTGTTTTTGATTGTAAACCACTACCATTTGCTAAATATTTTTTACACCAATCAATATCAGTTAATGGGTATAAATCAGTTAAATCAAAATCATCATTAATAATATCACCACCAAAATAAGATTTAACTTGTGTGTCGTTTTCTAAACCAACGTTTGGTAATGCAAGATTATTAGTTAAAATATCTGATTTATACAACATAAATGATACGTCTGTATCATTTTTAATATATGCGGAATTAAAAATACCTCTTATGAAATTTTGCCAAGCTAAACCTTCACCATTATTTGATATATGTCTTAAAAATGCTGGATAAATTTGAGAAGTAATATTATATTCTTTTAATTTTTTAGCTAATAGTGGGTTAGATGATCCTAAGGCTTGTAATAAATTTGTTGTTTCGGATTCAGAAACATAAGTTTGTATATTGTTTTTTTTAACAGAATCTCTATTTAATTTTGAATAGAAAGAACTTAGGTACATTCTTTCATATATTTCATAAAAAAACTTAACCTCTTCAGTATTTCTATATACATCATTTCCAATTGTAAATTCAGTTGCATTAAAACTAAATCTTTCTGGTTTTGTAATATCGTTACTTCCGTCACCAAAATCAAATACTGGATTTTCTCTTTCAGTATACGCTCTAATAAATTCTTCAACAAATTCTACTTCAGGCCAAATTTCGGGTACAAAAGCATTTATTTTATTTGCGACAGTGTAGTCACCAGGATATTTTAATTCATATTTTTCTTTACCATCAACTAAATTTTCAACAATAAGTTGTGGCCAAGGATATACTGGTTGGTCAACCTCACTATATTTAACATCAACACTTTTAACAGTTGACGATTCATTAATGATTGCCCTTCTTCTATTATCATCATCTCTTAAATCCCAAGCTTTTGTGTGTACATCATCCATTAATCTTAAAAAGGCTTCACCTTGGGCAAAAAATACCGCCATAACATTCCTAATTGTTGGTTGGAACCCTAGTCCATTGTTTTTGTCGGCAAATTGATCACTTATTTCTTTTGTTAATTCGGTTTCAATTCTTTGTTTTTCAACTAAAAATTTCTCATCTGCTTGTTTAATTATTGATTCAAAAGAGTTTGGTCCACTAAAAAATATAAGTCCAGGATATTTTGCTAAAGAATTTCCCTCAATAATTTCTTTTACTAATATTTTTTTTGATTCTTCATATTCTTTTGTACCAAGTTCTAATTGTTTTCCAGTTCTTTTAAATAATGTTTCACCGACATTAATATTGTTTATTGTAACTTTTTTAAAAAAAGTATCAACCTTAACCGGTACTGAAATATTTTTTCCAACAATAGGATTTTTTTCTAATAATGTAATCTTTTCTTTTATTATACCCTCTAATTCAGTTATTGCTTCATTTTGTTTATTTGGGTCACTAAATTCTTTTTTAAAAATATATAATGTTGTTTTATTTGTGTCGTTTTGTATAAAAATGTTTTCATAGTCTAACCATTTTCTAGACCAGGTTTTTAAACTGGCCCCAACATAAACTTCTGTTGAGAAGTTTCCTAAAACTTCCGAATACTTATTTAAGTCATTTAATTTATTTAAATTCTTTTTTTTAAAATTATCTATAATATTTGTAATTAATAATCCAAGTCTTTTTTTTAATTCTAAAATTGTAATCTCTGGAAAATTGTCATCAATTAAACCTTTAGATTTATATTCGGCATATAACTCTCTCATTTTTTGATATCCACCACTACTATATTTTGTTGTTGTTGTGGCTTTATTATTTGTTGTGTTGTTAGTGATTGTATCAGTACTATCAATTTTAATTCTAAACATTTGTGGTACTGCCATAATTTGACTCCACGTTACATTAGACATTATCGTATATTTGTATGTATAAAACTTACATTGTATTCTAAAATTATGTGAAGACGGATCAAAAGACGCGTTAAAAGTTTGTAACATTAATGGTAACCTAACGGCTTTACCTAAATAACCTTTAATTGTTAAATAAAACAATGGGTATGGTAAATTAAAAAAGGCGGCGTATGGTGAACTGTTACCCGCTTCAAATAGTGCTCTACCTTTAACATCCTCCATAGTTATGTTAATTTCTGGTAAAAAATCTAAACCATAACTTATATTAATTTGTGTTATACCTAAAAGTCCATTATCAACAGCACCGGGTGTACCATTAGACATTAATGTTTGGCTAATATAATAATCGTCACTAACATCTGGATTTTTTGTTACAGTAATTTTTGGTTGATTAACACCTTTACCTTGTAACGTTCCTTTTCCTGTTAATTCATCTGACCAATTTGTGTCTAAAAACTTTTTAAAACCTGGGTTTAAAAAATTTATTTTACCAACAGAAACTGTTTGTATTGACTGATCTTGTGGTACACCAATTGCCAATTTTGTTCTTGGTGTTACAGTACATTCTAAATTAGCATAATAAACCAAGTCCTCATGATTAATAAGTCTTTCTTTTATTTGGCCATCAGTTGTTATTACTTTGTTTGGGTCTATTACTGATATGTTCTGGTAGTCAAATTCTACTAAAATATTTTCTGAATTATTTACCATAGTATAGGAAATGATTATCTAATGTTGATTTATAGTCTTGTAATGAAGTTAGTAATGGAAATGGAATTGTCAATATAGCACCATCAGGTATGTTTGCTTCAAGTCCCGTATAACCAGGATTTGCTTGTTGTATTAACCAACCAAAAAATGGCGAACCATAATATTGTTGTGATATTTTATCTAGTCTTGATTGACCAATTTTATAAATATATTTTTTATCTGTTGGTTTTATAGGTAATGTAACATAAGGAACAACTCTTTGTTTTCCATTATCCAAAAACATACTATATCTATTATAATATTGTAATGCCATATTAATTAAATGTTATTTTATCGTTAAATGTTTTCCTATCATTATTTATGTTTAAATCACTATAAGTTTGTCTTAATAATTTTTTATTTTTGTTATTGTCATCGTCTTTTTTAGTTGTGTATGTGACAGTTGTTTCAAATTCGTTAATTTTATAATTGACAAATTTTTGATAACTTGCTGCTGCTTGGAAGTCTACAAATAATTTTTTTTCTAAGTCGTATTCTCTAGTAAATTCTATTTTTAAATTGTTACAAGTTGATTCAATTAGTTTTACCAAATCTGAATTTCCTTTTACCCTTTCTGTTAATAATTTACTAACAAATTCGTTATATTTATTATCATTTGTAAATACATCTGACATTACAAAATAAAACCTTCTTGTTTCCTCTGTTGTTGAAAACAAAGTAGTTAATGGTTTAAAGCTTGTGTTATTTTCTGTTAAAATTTCTGGTCTTAATATTTTATACTGTGACTCTTTTAATTCACTATTAAATTCTTTTAATATTTTTGCCGTTTCATTAGAATATTTTAAAGTAAAATCATCAAAAACATTTTGTGGACTTAATAAATTATAAACTTTATACTCACCAGTATCTAGTTTATAACCATCAACTTTAATTGATACTAAATCTAACTTTCTAAATGTTTGTACATAACCTTCTTGATATTTTGTAATCTCATTTAAAGGTCCAATAACAGTATTGTTAATTTCATTTTCTTTATCTGTTATTATTTGTACTAATGTATTTATAACATCTCGTCTTGTTGCCGAAGACCAACCACCATTAGCATTTTCAATTGCTAAAATTATTGGGTTTTTTTTCTGTTCAACATCTAATATTGACTTATCAATTAATCTAGCAATTTTATCTTCAACTTTTTCAGCTTTACCAAATAACTCTGTTTGTTGTTTTGAATTTTGACTATGATTATTTAAATTACCATCTTTAAAATATCTATCAAGAACAACAAGTTGTGTTATTGGTAAGTTTGTTGTTTCGTTTAGTGTTTTTAATTGATTTACAATTGTTTTGAAATAATTATTTGTTTTGTCTGATAGTTCTTTAAATATACTTTTAAACTCTGTTGTACCTGTTTGGACAGTTCCATCTTCAAAAGTTTCTGTAGTTAAAATAGTTCCTATTGTTGCGCCGCCACTTTCTGGTATTGGTTGATTATTTATTGGTGTTTGTACAGGAGCTTGAGATCCTTGTCTATCAATAATTTTTGCAACAATTTGTTCATCTCTTTCTTTCGTACTTTCTGTTGCTATGGCTCTTTCATCGTAAATTTCTGTGTTCGCATAATAGTTAAATGAAAGTGCGTTTTGTAATTGTGCAACAGGACCCGCCAAACCGTGACCACCAATAAAATCAAAACCTAATGTTATTTTTGCTAACATAGGTTGTATACCAATTCCTTCTGGATTGATGTCATATATTAATGGTTCATATTGTATTGATAATTGATTAGGAATAATTTTAGTATGATAAAAGTCACCAATTCTTAACACCAATACTGGTGGTGCACCAAATGAAGTATTTCTAGCATCATTGTATTTTGGTTTTCCGTCTGGCCCAATAACCGGAATTGTTTGTCCAGGTCTAACGCATTGATTAAGAAATGTTAATCTGGCGTTTAAACCTTCTGGCGTCATTGAATGGAAGGTTGGACTAAAATATTTTATTTTATCTTTTAGACTAGCATATACCATTGGGTTAGATTCTTTTATTACTTCAAAATAATCACATTCCGAAAATAACCTTCTTAATATTTTTTTAGATATTCCCTCTTTAATTGATTTTTTAATGTCTGGTACTGGATCAATTCTAGGTGGTGTTGGTGTATCGCCACCACAACCATCATCAATACATTCTTGTTCACTTAAAAATCGACCATCTGCGGCTTCTTGACATTTACCATTAACACAAGCATATTTAATTTGTTGTGTTTGACTACAAGCACTAAGACATTCGGCTTGCGTTAAATAACCATCAGGACCTTCAGTTTCGGTACAACCACTAGGCGCTGGTAAACATTTCCATTTTAATGGTGGTTTTACTGTTGTTGTCGTTGTTGTCGTTGGTGGTGGTACAATATCAGAAATAGTTATTTTATCAATCGCAACACGTCTACAAGCCATTGCCGGAATACTATATATTTGTGATCTAGATGTTACTGTTTGTGATGCCGTATTATAAATATTTTTTGTACATGATATCCTATTAGTTAAATTATAACCTTGTACACCTGGGTCGCCGGTTTCACTTTCTTGTTCAGAATTTTTAGGTAAAACAGCACCCTCACCACTTGATACATATGTTATCTTAAATTTTCCTTCTGTTTTCCAAACAGCCAATGTTTTGTCACCAACAGTTTGTTTTAATAACCATTGTTCAACAGAGTTATTTCTTCTTTTTGATAGGTTAACGTTATAATCCTCTGATGCTGGTGCTGAAGCTGAACCTCTTAATTCTATAGTAACTTTACCTTGTAAATCAACTAAAACTTGTTTTAATTTGACAGGTAAGAAATCACTTTTAATTGCACTAAAGTTTCCTTCAATAACACTAGAAAAAAATTGTGGTATACCATTACTACTAAAACTTTCACCATTAAGTCCAGTTGTTACATTTGCTGGTGCTTTATCAGCATATAATGGTTTGTATGTGTTAATATATGAATCATACCAATAACTATATGGTTGACTAGATGTTACAGATGTACTACCAACACATTCTGGACAGTCGTTATGAAAGTAAAAAGCATAACCAACATACCCTTGTATATCTTCTTTTAGACATTCAATATCAATATCACTAGATATTGTGGTATTACTACCATTTGTTGTATTACTATTTGTGTTATCAACACCTTGTTTACCATCACCACCACCTTCTTGTACAGTATTTGCACCATTAGTTGTAGTTCCTTCATTAATTGGGATTTCTTTTAAAACACCAAATTTTTCTTCGTCAGTTAATCTTGGGTTTTGTAAAATTTCTTGATAAGTATATAACTCATTAATTGGGATTTGATTAAATTTAACCGCTAAATCATATAAGTCGTATTTAACACAACCAGCAAAAAATGAATCCATAATTGAGTCCACTTGTTCTGGTGACATATTTGCCAATTGTTTTTCAACAATTGTGTTCATAGATGCTGGTGAATCAACAACAATTGTCCAACCAATTGATCCGGATCTTTTTGTATCCTTGTATGTATATATTGGTTCTGGTCTACCTAAAAATGATGTTGAGTTCCAACTAGCGGTTGATGAATCACTAAATGTTAAATTATATGGAGGAAACCACATAATTCTACCACCATTTGGTCCTCTTTCACAGATTGGTAAATCATCGTATGTAAATCCAGGTTCGCTAGATGTTCTCCAAGCTAAGTTTTCTAAAGAAAACATATATTTTTTAACTTTTCCGTCAATAATATTTGTTGATCCAGGATTTCTTAAAGGAGCAATATTTAAATTATATGTATTATCAAAAACTGAATATGAAAATTTTCGACCAGAAGTTGTGATACCATCTGTTTTTTGTAAATCGGCATATGTTAAATACGGTGTATCTTTTTGAAAAATCCTACAATATTCACTACCAACTTCAGTTCCATCAATTGACATTGTTTGTGAATTTGTAACACTATCATAGTACGCAATAACTCTTGAACCTTTTGTTAATTCTTTATAACCATCATTAAAAACTTTTGAAACTTGATTAATTGCATTACCAACATGCTCTAATCTTTTGGCTCCAGTTACATTATCTGCTGATTCTATTAATCTTTGTGTATTATCAAGTATTGAGCCTCCTTTAAATTTAAAATCTGTTGATTGTGTACTTTGATTAAATTCAAATTTAACCGCATCAAATTGTTGGTCTTGTGGTTGTACTGGATCGCCGCCTGGTTTTACTTTAAAACCTAAATTATCTTTATATTTTGGTGATAACCAAACAAATTGTCCCGCAACACCACCTTGATTTGTATAAGAACTTGCTGCTAAACCAAATTTTATTTGGTCTACATTACCTTCATATAATTTAGCTAAATCAGATGGACCATATACCGGACTTGGTTGTTGTTTACCAAATCTATCAACAGGTATTTCATTTGCCGGTGTATTAATTGTTGAGGGTTCAGCTTGATCACTACCAACATAATAACCACCACCTTTATCATCATTAGCACCTAATAAATTTGATATAAAATCTGTAACACCTAATACTAAACCTTTATTGTATTTTGGTCTATATATGTTATAGTCTAAGCTTTTAAATAATACTGATTTTTGTCCATAACCAGTATTTTCAACAAAAACCTCTGAAGGGTTTCTATATTTGTTTAATATTGGACCTAATAAACCTCCAGTTAGATTATTTATAACATTTAATGCACCTTCAGTTTGTCCCGGTAATACTTGGTTTGTCTCATTAAAATAATCACCAGGTATTGGTGATACTGGAAAATATGTACCAGTAATTCTATTTGCAAATGAAACTGCCGCTAATACCGGATTTTCTGGAACTGTAATTTTCCAATTTTTACCAATTAAAGGTTGTTGACCGGTAGCAACTAATGATGCTTCAAAAGGGTCTTCCAATTGGTCTAACTGAAAAACACTAGAAACTAATTGTTGTGTTTCTAATTCAATCCTTCTTTGGAATTCTTCTCGTAAGGCTAGAGCCGCTCTTTGTGCTAGTTCTGAATCTTGCGATAACGGTCCATTAGAACCGGTTGGGTTGTCTTCGATTAGGATTTGAAAGGGTGTATATGTTGATGGGCTGAATATTAAAGGAAATCCTGAATTATCCGAATAAGGTAAAAAATATTGTGAATTTGATATTATATCAGTCACAATAACCAAATCTTTGTAACCACCCTCTGGTCCAAAAATATTTTTAATATAAGCGTTGTCAATAAAAAATTCGTTGACTAAATCTAATTGGGCATCATCTTGACCATATTCTCCTTGATTTGAGTCTACTGGTAATGGTGGACCATTTGTTGATATAATATTATTATAACCACCATCTGGACCATATTCGTTTAATGGATATAATTGGTTTGCTTGAACTGTTGTACCAATTAAATCATTTGGTGAGTCAACAATAGGACTATCATTTAATGGTGATACCTCATAATTCACATTTCCAGATGGTGGGCTATATGCTCCAGGAACATTATAAGGGGCTAAATTTCTACCCATTAAATTATTCCTAAATGAAGAACTGGCGTTAAATGATAAAAAACTATCTGACATCTATTGTTTCTTTTTATAATAAATAGATAATATCTAATTTTTATAAATGAATTTAGGATTTATTCTTTTTTACCAGGCATATTAACTAAACTTTCTTTTGTTTGATTTAACGTCAAACCTTGATTTGTTTTAAGTTTATTTAATTCTTCTAATACCATATTAACATTATCTTTATTTCCGCCACCTTGGAAAAACATTTCTAAAGCTGTTGTCATAAGTTGTGTGAGCGCTTGATTTTTAGAATCAGGATCTAATTTAACATCTAAAGAAACTTTCATATCCTCTTTAATTTCTAATGGTTTAAACTCCATACTACTAAAGTTCGATATTTGGTTTATTTGTGTATTAGTATTTTCAGTTATTGTATTTAAACTTTTCGTTATTGTTTGGAAATTTGAAAGGGGGTCAGTTTCAGAACCACCCATAGGTATAACATTTTTAAATAAATCTGTTATTGATGATATATCTGGTAAGTAGTCTTCTATTGATGACATATCTGGTATTAAGTCAGAAACTTTATTTAAAACTAATTCTTTAATGTCTTTCATATCTGTTGGTAAACCCATTTGTTTCATAAGTTCTGTAACATAAGTTTTTGCTGTTTCATACCCGGTGTTTGTAAATTTTCTATAAATTTCAGAATTTCTAAATTCTTCACCAATAAGACCTTTTGGTTCACCTTCTTTTCTTCCAGTTTCTTGAAACAAATTTTGTCTAACATCTTTTGTTACAAGTTCCATAACACCTCTAACAGGTTTAGAGCCGGCAACACCGTAACCAATTGAAGTGAATACAGATTCAATTAAATAATTAAGTCTTTGTTGTTCCGTTAATTGCTCTTTAGCAATTTCTTCCATTGTTTGACCTTGTGATTGTTGTTCTTTAAGACCTTGGATTTGAGCGTCCGTTAAATTTTCAACCGCAACCATATCAAATTCACCAGTTGGTTTACCTTGCGCGTCAACTTTTTTTACTTTAACCTCAGCAACACCTTGTTTATTTACTGTGGCTAAAGTTGCTATTAACTCTCTATCTTCTTTAGATGCGATAGAACTTGGGAATCTTATCTGTTTCATTTTAAAATCCAGATTTGCCGCATTTAATGCCATTTTTTGTAATTCACCACTAGCCATACCTAATTCATCACCAATTTCTTTTAACCTTCTTTTTTCTCCTGGCATAATTTCAAATTGACCAAGTTCTTTGTTAAATCTAACAAAATCTTTTGTCATATTAACAATTTGATTTTGTAATTCTGCTGGGTCATTTTGTGCCATATCCATCATTCTAAGAGGATCTAATAATGCACTTGTTTGTACACCTAATCTTTGTAAGCTAGCAGCATAATTTATTGCTTTTTCAGGGTCCATTGCGTTTTCTACAATAGAAAACATTTTACTCATATCAATATTAAGTCTTACAGCTTGAGCTGACATTTTTGCTAAACCTTTAACACCACCTTCAAAGTTATAAAGATTCATTTTATCTAAATTACCAACAACTTCTTTTGAAACGGAACTTACGGCAACACCAGCATCTTTAGCAATATTAACAACTTCTAACATATTGTCCCCAACTTCAGTAATTGAAATTCCAACACCTCTAAAACTTCCAGCTAAATTATCAACCTGAACACCAGTTACTGCTGCTGTTGTTTTTAATTCTAATAATTCCTCATTTGAGACCGATACATTTGTTTTAAATGTCTTAAATAAATCATCATATGTATCGACAACATCCTCAAGGTCAAAACCATATTCTTTAAACTTTCCTGCGTTATCGGCAATAGCTTGTGAAAACTCCCTTGATTTTTCGACACCTAAACCTAAAGTATTTCTTAATTTTGTGGCTTGTGTTTCTAGATCCATAGCCCTATTTAAGTAAGCTTTAGGGCTTAATAAATCATTGGCTAAATCTTTAAAATATTTTGTAAGACCCCCTTGTTCATCACCAATACCTCCCATTGCGGCGTCAACAAAACCCTCACCAATTTTTCTACCAACTTTTTCGGCGGCAGCATTTTCTAGTTTTAACCTTTCAGCTGCAACACCAGCATCAGAGACATTACTATCATCAGTCATTTTTTTATTTTATAAATAGCTAGATTAATCTTTTTTATTTTGTTCTATTACTTTATCAATAATATATTTCCTTTCATATGTTGGTAGTATTCTAAAATCGGAATACGACATACGTAAAGTCCTAGCTAAAAAAATGTATTCGTCTAAAAGATATGTCCTATAATCAGAAGAAAGGCCGAAAAAATTCCACCCCAAAGGTGATTTGTACATTCACCTTTTCTCCAGACGGGGCTATAACTTCGCGGTTTAAATCTAATTTTGGTTCATTTTCGTTAATGAAGTTTCTTAGATATTTTGAATCCCCAATAGGCATTGATTCAATAAATTTTGCTATTTCACCTTTGTCGTTGTTTCCATTAACTTCGACAATCATTTTACTTAATCGTAATGTAACAATAGGTGCTACCCTACCTTGTGGGTATTTATCAAGAATATTTTCAATTTCAATTGTATCACGCATTGTTAATGGTTTTACTTTAACAGATACATTACTTTTTGGTAATACTGTTGTATATGTACCATTATTATCCGGTTCAATTTTATTTTTTTTAATATTTAATTCATCTAATATAATTTTTGCAACAAATTGATTTTGTGTTTTTGGGTCAGTTAATGTAATATTATATTCAGGACCAAATGATGTATTTCTTAAAAATATTAAAATGGCTTCAATATCACCATCAAGCAGTTCTTCAGGCCTTAAATCTGGTTCATAAAGTTTTTGTCTTAATAATGGTAAGATAATACTTTCCTTTATTGTTTTATTTGGATTAAAATTTATTAAAATGTTTTCATCAGCCGCTGTAAGATAACCAACTTTTACACTTTTTTTCTTACTTGGATAAAATATACCTCCGGATGGTAGTGGTACAATATCGTGTGGTAAATTAAAATTGATTTGTCCATATTCATTTACATTTGGTTCCATAGTTTTCTTTTTATTATAAAAATACTTCACTTATGTTTTTTGTAAATAAAAAACCTATACGTTCTAAAACATATAGGTTTAAAATAAAATATATTTTGAATAAAAATTTAGTATACTAATATACAACGGTCCATTCTCAAAGAAGATGAAATTGTTGCAATACCATCTTGACTATAACTTAACTGTCCACCGTCAAATTTAGTTAAGAATGTTCCTTCTAAAATCCATTTCTCAACAACCACTCCGGTTGGATCCAGCATTTCAAGGTCTACATTCTTTTTGTATCCTGCAGCATAACCCATACGACCGGTAACTGACTCAGCACATAAACGAATCCACTCCATTAATGCTTGTGATGCTGATGGCCCAATTGGGTCACGGAAAGTAACCGGTAATTCACCCCAAGTAAATCTACCAGCAACATATGTTGAGGTATTTAAAAACTGAATTTCAGTAGAACCGATTGTTAAACTTGGTCTTGATGTTGATTCTACATACCATTCATTGATACCTAAAGAAGAAGGAAATCTCAAAATCCACCTGTTCTGTCTTTTCGGTTCATACGGAACTGGCATTTTCATTAATAAATCAGCCATAATTATTTAATTTTTTTTAATTGTTTATTTTCTTTATTTGATAAATATATCCTTATGAAAAATTTTTCTATTTACTTCAAATTATTTTCAAAATATACTTATATAGTAAGTTACTTAATTAATTATTTAATATTTTCTTTTTTCTCCTCCTGCTGTTAAATAAGTCTGTAAAATATTATCATCTTTTTTATCAAAATGTTTTTTCATAGATTCTACATTTCTTACATCATCATCTGAAAAACCAATAAATGGTGTAAAATAATTACTTATTTTATTTTTCATTAAAGCTTTTGTTTGTAGTTGATATGACATTTGTTTAACGTAATTAACAAATTCCTCCATAGCAATTATTTTTCCTTGTTCCGGATTTGTAGCAGAACCTTCACCAAATGAAACTGGGTAAAATCTACACATATCAAGATAAGTTCTAATTAACTGATCTTTTGTTAATTTATCTTCATCAGCAAGATTCCTATATTTAAGTAAATTTTTTGCTAATTGGTTTGAATCAATTCCGTGCATATTTTTTTTAATTAGATTATAAACTGCTTGTTTTAAAATTGATGGTGTATGTCCTCTTGCAGTAACGATTGAGAATATTGACCCGTTATTAATTGCTTCCACAAAATCAGACCAAGCTGGTCCAGTTGGTGCTTTCATAGCATCTGTTAAGAATTTCTTATCTCCGGCAACACTAAAGTCCCTAAAAGGATTTTCGTCAAAACCAATGATTGTATGTCCCTCATATTCAAACTCGTCTTTACCAATCTGTGTCCTATGTTCAGCAAAATCTTCCGTTGACATACCAACAGATTTTCCGTTATTATCTTTTAAATAAATTTTTGTTGGCATAAACATAAGATTATCATCCCAATCAAATGAGTAGTACTTCATTACCGGTGTATGTTTCTCATCAATTATTTCATTAATGATTTGTCTAACTAAAACTTTGTAATTCATATTAATAAATACTTGTTAAAATAAAAAAAGGGGAACTATTGCTCCCCTCTTATTTTCTTTTATTTTATTATACATCATCAAACGACGCACCTGTTGGTGTAATGTAGAATGTAATGTCAATGAATTCAAGAGATCTTGTTGGTTTAATATAGATTTTACCAACTAATTGGTTTTTATCTAAATCTTCCGTATCACTTGAAACAGTTACTCGGAAGTCATATAGACCTCTATCTCTTCTAATTGCGTCCAAGATTGGATTAACAGCATTTAAGAAGTCTTGTCTTACTTGTTGGTCGTTTTGATCAAACAACAATCTTACAGAAACCGCAGAAATTAATTTTCTTGCTTGTAATAACAATCTTCTTACGTTAATTCTATCAAGTGCTGACTCTCTAACTTGAAGTGTTTTGTTACCCCAAATTACGGTACCTACATCAGCAAATGTTGCAATAGGGTTAATTCTACCAAGATAAAGAACGTCTCTGTCTTCTTGTGTTAACTTCTTACGAGCTTTAATTGAATTTACAATACCACGAGTATAACCAGCTGCCGCAAACCAAGGGAATGCAATATTATCGGTTAATGCCAAGTTTCTTGTTACTTCAGCAGTTGCTGGAATATAGATTTGTGTATTGTTTACACTATCTCTTGTTAACACCCAAGGATAATATGTTGCAGTATAGTTAGAATCAATTCCAGTTTCCTCAACAATATCAACAGCTTCTTGCGGGTAAATTAAATTATCACCTTCAGTTGTTGATGCTACAAACATATTGTAATCCGCCATTGTTGCAATATATAATGAATCTGCTCTTTCAGTTTCAATCATATTAATTGCTCTTTCAACTAAATCTGAATTGTTTTGAATATCAATACCAGGTGTTGTAAATACATTTATATTGACAGCTTCAGGATTTGCAAACGTTCTTTGACCTAACAAATATGCGTAGTAATCTGTATTTCCAAATTCAATACTTCCATCACCAATTGCAATTTGTTTAAACAATCCATTTCCTTTACCTTTTGGATATCTTGTTGATGAACAAGCTCCATTTAAGAATCCACTTCTACCAAGTGCGTACTTGTCAGCATTTGTTCTAAATTCTCTATATATATCCCAACCATCAAATCCACCATATACAAATAATGTGAATTTTCTAGCATTCAATCGGTAATAAGGATTTTCAGGATTATCTGGTTCAGATGAGAATGATGTTACACCAACTTCATATGCTGGTGTACCACTTGATGCAAATGAACTAGATATTGTAATACCACTTGCAAATTGGTCCATATGGAAACCTTTTGTTCTAAAATTCCATTCTGTACCTTCACCATTACATAAATCAAATGGTTTAACTTTTCCTTTATATTGGAAGAAGTCACCATCATAACCCCAATACGAACCTAATCCTAAATAAGTTCTTCTTATATTGTCACCACCACTTACAAAAGCATCGTCTTGACCAGTTGAGGTTCCGAAAGGAGGATTAAACACTTGCTCACCAGGTAAGAAATATTTTGTTTTATAAATTGGGAATGGTGATTTTCCATCTGGATATTCTCTAAATGTATAACCTTGGAAACCGCAAGGGATTGCATCTACCGGTGCATCCTCATTAATTTCAACCATTATGTATTTAGATTTTAATTCATATTCACCATCTAATGTTCCTATTTTTTTAGCGATATAATTATTTTCAGATGGATTCATAGAACAGTTAGTATATTTCTCAAGTACAACTGGGTTTGCATCATTATCAAAATAATCTCTAACTAATACTGTGAATGTTTCATTGTTAAATGAAAGGTCCGCTAACGATATTTTAACTTCAGAGTTTGCGGTATTACCATCGGATATTGTATAAAACTTAAATAAGTTATAAACTTTTGTACCTCTTAATTCAGATACAACCCAAGGTGAACTTGGTGATTGGAATTTATCTAGGTACCAACCGATAGTTTGTTGGTCATTTCCTTGTGCACCCTCAGAAGAGACTACAATAGGATTTAAACCTCTAATATATCCCTTATTCCAAGCATAATTTAATAAAGTATTATAAGACTCCTCAACCATTAATGGAACTTGTGTTCTTGGTTTTTCAAAATTACCTCTACCAAATACTTTATTAATGTTATTAGCATCGGAGTTACTCATTGATACTTGGAAGTTAAATGTTGTACCATCATTATTTACAGCATTAATCGCAAAAGGTAAATAAGGATTTTTTAATACTCCACTGTATTCTCCAGACATATCATATGTTACTTGTGTTGTACCAGTAACTTCATAAATTGGGTTAATACCATCACTATATGTTGATAAACCTCTTGATCTTAAAGTGCATACAACTAAATCATCATATTCAGTAAATGAAGTACCTGTGTAATAATAGATAACACCAACTACGGTTCCAGAATAACAATCAACAATTAAAGGTGTTGTTGTTGTAGTTGTGGTGATAGGTGTTGGGGTAACACAAGGATTTGTAGTTGTGGTTGTGGTTGTTGGTACAATTGTAGTTGTACTTGTTGTTACTGGGTTTAAATAAGTAATACCAGTAATTGTTGTAAAAAATGAAAAACCAGAATACGCACCATTACCAATATTTTCAAATAAAGCATAATACCACGGGTCGTTAAAACCTGATGCTGGATTAGAGTCTTCAAAAGAAACATTATCAACATTAAAAACATTTGTTGATGCTGTATATCCAGTAATAGTTAAATAATCATAATCTACTTTTGGTATTGAACCAAAATATTTGATATTCTCATCTTCAGCCATATAAGGATTAGGGTCTTGAACAACGTCTAATATAATTCCATCAATATCATCTTGCAATGTTGACACATTTCCATTAAATTGTTCATATTGTGATGTAAATATGTTAAAAATTTCACTTGGTATTTGTGTATTGTCTAAATACAAGACATTCCCATTAGTACAAGCACTAAAATCAAAAGCAAAAGTTTTTTCTTTTTTAACAACACAAACCGGTTCACAATTAACAACAGAACCGCTTAAACACCAGTAATCTAATGTTGCTGGGTCAAGATTTGCTTTAGTTAGTATAGACCAAGATGGTCCAGCGTCATAACCAGATAGTCCTAAAATTCTAGTTACAAATAATTGATTTGATTGTTGTAAATACGCCTTTGCAATATACGGTGCTTCATATTTAGGAATTTGAGTTCCTACGAATTTTTCTGGTAGTGTTCCCCCAAAATATGCCTGAAATTCATCATAGTTTCTAACAAAGATTGGTTCAAATGCAGGTCCTTTAATTGTTTCACCTACAATACCTAATGTTGTTACACCAACACTTTGTGCTACGAAACTTAAATCAACTTCTGATGTATAAACACCTGGGGATACGAAAACTTTACTATTAGTAGCCATTGTTTTTTTAATGTTTTATAAATTTATTTTTATAATAAATATTAGTGTTTTTAGTAAAAACTTTACTTATTATAAACTATTTATATTTTGGTGAGATTTTTTTCTACCTTTTTTCTACCTATGGATAAAGAACCTAAAAACATTAAAAATTTAAAGATTGATAAAGATGTTCACAACATTTTAAAAAAGTATTGTGATAAACGAGGACTTAAAATGTATAAGTTCTTGGAAAGTCTTATTATTGAGAAATGTAAAGAAAAGAAAGATATTTACGGTGAAGATTAGACTAGTGACTGTGTATAAACTAATTTAGCGTCTTTTGTTGCGTCTAGTCTAACTATTGTAAATAGAATAGTGTCGTTTGTATTAACTTGGATTTTATCCAAATCACCACCATAGTAATCACCATTTATATAAACTTGAAATGAACTAACATTATCTGAAAAAGTTAAATTTAAATTTAAAGTATAGTTAAATAATTCCTCAACCTCATCACTTGTTGTTGGAAACACAAAATCAAATGTTGCTGGTTCCGGAGGAACTTTACCTCGATATTTATTCTTCTTATATTTTGTTTCGGTTTCAAAAATTTGAAATGTTCTTGTTATTGCAGGACTAACTTCAAACTGATCCTCATCAATTAAAAATCCATTCATTGTAAATTCATATTTTTGAATGTAGTATTTTCTTTTTTCTAATTCCATAACAGATTCATCCGTAATACTATTCATTTTAATTGGAATATAATGTCCTTTAATAACTTGATACGCTTGTAGTGATGCGAATTTTTCAAGAACGATTTGATTAAATTTATTAACTTCTCTCATTCTATTACAAATAATTGCAACAGTATATGTAATATCAACTGGAACCGGTTGAGGTATTTTATAAATGTCGTAACCATTTTTATTACCGTCCCAAGTTGGTACCTTAGCGTAAAAATATAATCTCCTATTTGGTATGTTATAAATAATAGATGGGTTATTACCATACTTTACTTCCGGAGTTCTAATTACAGTAATAAATGGTGGTTCGCTGTTTTTATCAATGTTTTGGAAATCCCAAGTCTCAACAAACTGTGCCCAGTTTTGTGTTGTGATTAAAATATCAATCATAGGAATTGTTTTACCTTCAACAACACACTTTAACTCATCACGAACAAAATCTAAAAATCCACGGTCAAGATCTGCGTGTAATAAACTTTTAGGTAAAAAAGTACCATCAGCTTCGATTTGATCACGAAGTTCACGTCTTCTTGGTAGAAGTGTTTTTTCTTCCGTAAGTGGAATATATTTTTTAATTTTTTTTGGTAAACCCATTATAATGCTCTAAATTCGTTTGGCCCAACCGGAGCCGCAATTATTGTCTTGTAAAAAGGACGATATCCTTTATATGTGTGTTTAAAATCTGACAATACCCTACCATCATTTACAACGGTATAATATCTTACAAAATTTTCGGTATCATAATAACCAACGTAATCACCGTAATCAATATCAATATCTAATTCTTCCAATGTTTTTAAATAAACAGAAATTGTAATATTTCCAGGTTCTATTTGTGCATTTTTAGTTGACCCAACATTTTTATTTTCTGGTGTTGCAATTTGAACAAATGCGTTAAATTCAACCGGAGCTAAGAATTTAATACCATCCGAAACAGTTTCACCGTAAACATCATCAGTTTTTGTTTTAGTTTTATCAACCTTATATAAAACACAAGTAAAGTTCATATCACCAATTAACCACTCTTGACCCATCTCAATTTCAAGACTAAAGTCATTGTCTCCAAAAAATTTACCAAGTCTTGTTATAGGAACTCTATTATCCATAATAGTTATTTATTGATAAATATTCTTTTTATTGTTATTTTTATATATAAGTATTAATTTTGGAAATTCAAAAACAATTAATAGAACACAAGGCATTAGAATTGTTGGAGTCATATAGTGGTGCCAACAACTATATTCTATATATGAAATCCAAAATGGAAACAAACAAAAAGTTTTTTCCAACAAGGACTCAAGCTGATTATATTGTTAATTATTTTGATACAAAACCAAAGGTTGCTCGTAAGTGGGTTTTTCTTGATACTTATTTTGCTAAAAAGTTTGCACAAGAAAGATATTTGTTTGAAACACCACAAAAAGTTTATATTGAGAAATTATTAGTTGAGAAAGATAAATCATATCATATCTGGGGAAAATTTTTTGAGAAAGATAATTTATCTGAATTTTGGGTTCCAAAATCATCTTTAATTAAAACACACTCGGTTGAAAAAGTTGAGATTGATTATTCAAAATACGAACATAGACCACCACTATCACATCAAAAAGATGCTGTTGAGAAACTTGTCGGTTCAAAAAGATTTATATTAGCTGATGATATGGGTCTTGGTAAAACGACCTCAACAATTATTGCAGCACTTGAGACCGGAGCAAAAAAGATTTTAATTATTTGTCCGGCATCACTTAAAATAAATTGGGAAAGAGAAATTGCAAATTATTCGGATAGAACCGTATATATTGCTGAAGGTAAGAAATTTTCAACTGAACACGATTTTGTTATTGTAAACTATGATATATTAAAAAACTTTCACGACCCAAAGGATAAAGAAAATTCATTACTTGTTAAATCAGGGTTTGAATTAGTGATTTTAGATGAGGCTCATATGATTTCAAATGCTCAAGCCCAAAGAACAAAAATTATAAACAATTTTGTAAAAGATGTTAAAAGAGTTTGGTTATTAACCGGAACTCCAATGACATCTCGTCCAATGAATTATTATAACTTATTAAACATAATAGAAAGTCCGGTAGCCCAAAATTGGATGGCTTACGCAATTCGTTATTGTCAAGGTTATCAATTTAGAGCTGGAAATAGAAAAGTGTGGAATGTTACTGGTGCGTCAAACTTGGAAGAGTTAAGAGATAGAACATCAGGTCAAATTCTTCGTAGATTAAAAGAAGATGTTTTAGATTTACCAGATAAAATTATTACACCGGTTTATTTAAGAACCTCATCAAAAGAATATAAAGATTTAATGGGTGAATATTATGAATGGTTAGAAAATAAAAAAGAAGAGTCGTCATCACTTACCGTTCAGTTTTCAAAACTAATGAAAGTAAGAAAAGTAATTGCAAATGAAAAAGTGAAACAAACAATTGAGTTTGCTGAAAATATTATCGAACAAGGAAAGAAAGTTATTATTTTTACAAATTTTACAGATACACTACAACTTATTCATAATCATTTTGGAAAACAATCTGTTTATTTAGATGGTAGTTGTAATAAAGTACAAAGACAACACGCTGTTGACCAATTCCAGGATAATGAAAAAATAAAAGTTTTTGTTGGGAATTTAAAAGCTGCCGGTGTTGGTCTTACATTAACTTCAGCTGAAGTTGTAATTATGAATGATTTATCTTTTGTCCCGGCAGAACACGCACAAGCAGAAGATAGAGCTTACAGATACGGACAAAAAAATAATGTTCTTGTTTATTACCCAATTTTTGAAAACACAATTGAGGGTGTTATCTATGATATCTTAAACACCAAAAAGAAAATCATTGGCACCGTTATGGGTGATGAGGTTTCTGAATCTGTAGATGTTGTAGAAGAAATACTTAAACTAATTAATAAAAGAAATTAGTTTTTTTAAATGTTGGTATATTTATTAGGAAACTAATAATATGAAAAGAATTAAACTATCCGAAAGAGAACTTAGTCGTTTAATTTCAAGAATAATTAAAGAAGAAGAAAATATGGATTTTACAGCTATGGATAAATTATCAAACATAGAAGGTGTACAATCAATAACTGAATGTAAAAAAGACGGTTTTAACCCTAGTTTATGTCTTTCAAAAGCTATGGAGACTGTACCATTTAATGTTTTTGTTAAAGAATTTTTTCCAAAGTACCAAGAAGTTGCCGGGCTTACAAAAACAGAAATTCCAACAACTCCTATGGATTTACCATCTATGACAGAGTCTAGAAAATATAAAAGAAGTTATAGAAGATATTAATAAATTAAATTAAAAATAAAAATTATGTTAAATAGTAGAAGTCAAACTAAAATAAGAAAGATGGAAATGTTAAATATTCTTTCCGAACAAAGATATTTAAATTCAAAAATGAAATTAAACGAAAATGTAGAATCAATACCAGAAACAGTTAAAGAATGTATTAACAATAACGTTGAAATTACTGACTTAACAAAAATACCGGCTTGTATTAGTTTATTTTCTGAAATTGTAACAAATCAGAAATTACCGCCAATGCCAGATCCAGAACAGAGATATAAAAAATGTGGTCAAGAATTAGTTGCTGCCGGAGCAAAAGATAAAGCATTAGCTATTGCTACTTGTATATTTACAAAAGTAACACAGGGTGTTTAAATAATATTAATTTAATTTTGTAAAACCCACACTATTGTGGGTTTTTTATTTTATAAAGTATTTATAAAAGATGAAAGTAAAAGTTAAACACATCAAATGTGATATGTCTGAAAAAGACAGAGAACTTATGAATAATTTTATTAAGTTTTTACAAAAAAAACATCCATTAAAAGATGATATCACAATTATTTTTACCGGTGAGAGATATGGTACAATGTCCTCTGGAAGTAGAACAAAAGATTCAGAACTTAAAATTCTTACAAAAGGAAGAATGAATCGTGATATTGCCAGAACATTGGCACACGAATGGATTCACGAAAAACAAATAAATTTACAAGGAAAAAAACCAGGACAAGATATAGGTGGACCACTAGAAGATGAGGCAAATGCAAAAGCTGGTTCTTTGATTAAACAATTTGAAAAAGACAATCCAGATAAAGAAGAGATGATGTATGAAAGTTTTAATAAAAAAATTAAATTATTAAACGAACAAATATTATTAACCGAAAAAGAAGAGATTAAAAACAATCTACTTCTTGAAATGAAAAAAATTGGTATTGAAAAACTTCCATACGCATATTCAGCACTAAACAAATTTGTTGGTACTGAAACTATGAATATTCATTATAACAAACATTATAAAGGATATGTTAAAAAATTAAACAAGGCGCTAAGTAATACAACTTTAAAATATGAAGACCTTGAAGATATTATTAAATCAATAAGTAAATTTGATACAAGTGTTAGAAATAATGCCGGTGGAGCTTTTAATCATGCCTTATTTTGGAAAATGTTATCACCAAAAAAACAAATACCAAAAGGTGAAATTTTTGAAAAGATTACAAAACAATATGGCAACATTAAAAAAATGAAAGACGAATTTAATGAGGTTGCCAAAGAAAGATTTGGGTCTGGTTGGGTTTGGTTAGTGTTAACAAAAACAAATAGATTAAAAATAATGTCAACACCAAATCAAGATAACCCTTTAATGAATATTATTAAAGATGGTGGCTATCCATTACTTGGTCTTGATTTGTGGGAACATGCTTATTATTTAAGATACAGAAATAAAAGAGACGAATATATTAAAAATTTTTGGAATCATATTAATTGGGATTTTGTAAATGATTTGTTTGTTTCAAAATCTAGAAAAAAATTATCAGAATCAATAGCAAGATTGATTGTTGAGAATGAGGAACTTGATCCGGACATTAAAAAGATTATGTCTAGAGAATTACAAAAAATTCGTCTTATTCCTTTAGATGCTGAAGCCGCGGCTGAAGCTATAAATAATATTATAAGTGCTGAAATCGAGAGAGGTACCATAAATTTTAATAGAACTTTACAAGAGTTAATGTCACTTGATTTAAATAATGTTTCTGAAAGATCAAGGTATAGATTTAATAATTATTTCCAAAGATTTGTTAAAAGTAAAACAAGGGGTTTTGATTTTGAAGGTATGGTTACTGGTTTTCTTGATGGGACTTTAGCAACTAGTTTGTCTTCACCATTTGACGTATTAACAAAAAATGGTGATAAACTTTCATGTAAGATTATTAGAAATACTGGTGAAAGAATTTCACTTAAAAGTATTAGAAAATCTGTTGGTGAATTTGTATCAAGATATAATGGTTCTCAAGAAAATAAAAATAAATTAATAGAGTTGAGTCAGTACCCAAATTTTCTTGAATTACTACTTAAAAGTGAGAATCAAGATTTAAAAAATCAAGCTGAAGATTTATTAAATTTTTTACTAACAGATATTACAGGTTTACTTGTTGGTGTACCAAACCAACAAAATATGAGTGTTGATTTATATTATTATGATAAAAATAGAATTATTGAACTTATTAAAACACCAAACTTGTTAAAATCTGGAAGAACTAGAGAAGCACAAACAATATCACTATCAACAAAAGTATTGAAAATGGATAAAACAATGGTCGGTGCTATCAAATTCCCAAATGTTACAGTAGACCAGTATAGAGAATTTTTAGTTGGTGATGAAAAAACTAAAGAGGTTGTTAGTTTATTTAATTCGTTAGGTGAAAGATATGGTGTACCAAGACTTGGTGACAACATACCACAAGATATTATTAGGGATTTATCAAAAAATGAAAGATTTAAATTTGACCTTAAAAGATTAGTAATACCAAAATCTTGATATTTATATAAAAAAACAATATGGCAATTATTGACGAACCAGAAAGAAGTAAATTATACACAAAAGTAAGACATTTACTTGGTGCACCATTACGTTCTGTCGAATTAGAAGACGAACAAATGGACACATTACTTGAATTTTCAATTGACGAGTATTCACAATATGTACAAGATTGGTTAATTGAATCTCAATGGACAGCACTTAATAATCTAAATTTAGATACTCAATCATTAACAAAAGCTTTTACAACAAGAAGTTTAGATTATGAAACAAGATATACTTATGCCTATTCAAAAATTGTAGGTTTACAAGCTGGTGGTGAATGGGAATTAAAAAAAGACTATATTCAGTTGGTACCAAACCAACAAATATATGAAATTCCAGCAAATAGAGAAATTAATGAATTACTTTGGTTTACACCACCAACTTTAAATAATACTATGTTTGACCCTTGGTCTTTTGGTGCTTTAGGACTAGGTGGTGGTCTAGGTGGTGGAGGTGGACTTGCTCAAATGGGTAGTATGGGTGGTAGTTATTTTATGATGCCGGCTTTTGATATGTTACTTAGAATGCAAGAAATTAATATCCAAAGAAGAATTATTGTTGGTGATTTAACATATAGAATTACCGCACTACCTGATGGTAAAAAAGCAATTCATTTAATGAACACACCAGGTGGTAAATTTGACTGGGGTAATGCAAGTTTAACAAAAGGTAAAGTTTGGTATTGGTACTATGATGTTGGTCCTGGAGATAGAGATAAATGTTTAGCAAATAATCCGGATATTATAAAATTACCATCAGATGTTCCATTTGATAAGATGAGTTGGTTAGATTTAAATAATCCAGCACAAGTTTGGGTTAGAAGGTGGTTTATTGCATATTGTAAAGAAACACTATCAAGAGTTCGTGGTAAATTTAGTGGTAATTTAAAAACTGGTGAAGGTGGTGATCTTACAATGGATTACACATCACTTGCAACTGAAGCTAAAGATGAGAAGACAAAACTAATTGACGAGCTTATTGGTGCCGAAGGTAGACTCACTAGGTTAAAACCAGAAAAGGTTATGGAAAGGGAAGCTTTATTAGCAGAAAACTTAAATAAACAATTAAAGTTTAGGGCTATGCCTAGACAAATTTATGTAATATGATAAGGGTAGAAAATATAACACCGAGAAAAAATATAGTTCGATATCAAACACAAGCCGTTGTTGAACCAAAGATTACCATTGAGAAACCAAAAGAAATTCATAAGGTAATTTCCGAACCAGTTTATACAACTAATGATGAGACATTCTTAATTGTTAAAGACGTTGATTATTCAGAAGTTACTTTAAATTCTACTATTGTAAAAAAAATTACAGTAAAATCTCTTACAAAAACTTTAGTTAAGTCTGATGTTGGGTTAATAGATGAAGAGTGGGATGAGCTCCTTTTAGAAAAAGGAGCTTGTGTTAAGTTTAAATTTGTTGAGGGTAATTGGTATATCGTCTCATCCGACGGTATTAAAATGTCATAAGATTTTAGAACCTTTACTTAAATTTTCATTAGCCCACAATGGTTGTAGGTTTGAATAGTGGCACAACTTATATAATTCTTCATCGGTTTTAGCGGAAGATAATGGTATTATATGATCAATGTGCCACCCATAAAAACCATAATTTTCCCAGGTCATTCCGTCTTTAAATTGTTTTTCTATATGTTCTTTTAAAAATTCCGGTGAACAACCGACAATGTCAAAAGTTTTATTTTTTTTTGTTATATTGTTCCTTTGTAAGTAAAATTTTATTCTACTTCTAATAGTATCAGCCAATTTATATTTTTCGTCGGTTTTCCGTTTGTACTTACGATACTTCCTCCTTCTATCAATTTGTTCATCTTTAGTTTTATTTTTATGATAAGATTTTAATTTAATAGCCCTAATTTTTTCTGGATTTTCTAAAAACCTAACTTTATCTTTTTCTTTTGTTTTTTCTTTATTATTTTCATAATATTTTTTTATGGTTTCTTTTCTTTTCTCCGGATTTCTTTTTCTGTATTCAAGACTTTCTATTTTCCTACAATCATTACAATGTAATCTTAAACCATCATTTCTTTTTTTGTCAACACCAAAAAAACATAATTCTTTTTCTTCTTTACATTTACTACAAATCTTTGTTTCCATAATACTCCCTAACTAATTTTTCAAGTAATGTGGAGACTTTATGACCATCTTCTTTTATTTTTTGGTATAATTTAGGATCTAAACTTATACCAAATTTTATTTTCTTATCCTCTTGTTTAATCTTTGGTCTCCCCATAATATAAATATCTATTAGTTTATTAAAGTTTCACTTTTATTAAAAAGTTATGAAATAAATTTTTGCATATATGGATCAATACCCTCATACATATGGTAAGGTGATGTATTAATACTTTCCCAAAATTTTAATTCTTCATCGGATATTGTCATAACATCTTCTAATTTATCTTGATCCTCCTCCTCAAACGGAACACCATTTATTAGTTCACACTGATCTTTAGTGAATAAAGGCCTTTCTTCTGGGTTTTTGACAAGTAGTCCATCTCTAACCTCTTCTTTGAAACAAACAAGTAACGGTTCCACCCTTTTATTAAAAGTAGTAATTGCTCTTTGGATATTATATTCACCGGTTAATCCTGGGTTACTTTCTAATTCTTGTGGGTCAATTCTATAACAATTAAGTTGGATTACAGATTCTATTGTATCCGGATTTATTTTTGTATTTGAAAAGAAGGTGTTTAATTGTTCTTCATTCCACCCTTTTTTTGGTTTATTAACTTTTTGAACATCACCGTGAGACGCTTTTGTTCCATTATTCACATAGTAAATAACATCACCAAGACTAACATTTAGATTTTCTTTAATCACAAGCTCCATATGTGCCTGTCTTGACATTAAAGAACCAGCCTTTGTTGTTGTCTTACTTCGTTTAATATAGTCATCAATTGTTTGTTTAACCTTTGCTTTGTTTGCTATATCAATAAGGGGGATTTTTTGGTCAAATATTCTTTGTAGATATTCATAATACCACTCAACAAAACCCTGTCCATCACCATTAAGAAGTAATTTAATTGCTTTATCTAAAAATAACTCAATATATTTTGGCATTTTTTTAGATTTAATTGAATTACCTGTTAATTTAATTTTACCTTTTTCTGTTATTAACGCATAATTTTTACGAGCAAGGTTAATACATGCTGGCCATTGACCATCCGTATCAAGAGCCATTTCACCTTTCATTGCTAAATCATTAAATTCCATAACATCTGCCTCCTCACCAAAATACTCTTTACCTTTTTTTACTTTCCAATTTAAACCTTTACCAATGTATCTTCTATTTTCAACACCATCCGGAACTGAAAAATTAACCCCATCTGTATCCATCACGGTCGCAGAATATCCTCTTTCACCAAAAAAATTTATCATCATTCGTAAATATTGTCTACCAGTACTGGTAATCATTTCCCCTTTATCCATATCTCCCCAAGGAAAAACCTGTGGTGCGGATAAAGCACCAAAAAGTGAATTTATGAATATCTTAATTGGTAACTGCTTAGTATCAAAAGATTTTGATTTTTTTGGGTCAACTTTACTGTATTCTTCAGCCAAATTTTTATACATAATTCGGGTATTCCTAAAATAGGATAATAGACCCTTCATAACACCTGTTATATCCGATTCTGGGAATACATTATGAACCAACTGAATAGAAGGATAAAGTGACGAATAATCCAGTTTTAAAATGTTTTTAGAATACCCAACCCTCAACAATCTTGACAACCCCCCAACAAAACCTCTTTTTTCTTTTTTAGCAGGAATTGCAAGACCATTCTTATAGGACCAAGCAAGCATTACAAGTTTCCAGATTGTTGCGGTTCCCATTGTTGAGACTCTTTCGTATGTCGTTGGAAGGAGTGATGCAAGAAGAAATGAACCTTGGTTGAACTCTTCGTCAACAAGTAGGGTTTCTTCTAAGTCATCGTCAAGATAACGCTCTACAATGTCATCACCAGTTGTTTGAATATAGATATCAGTTCTTCTTGAACATATCTCATCTATTTTTTCATCAACACCGACCTTTTTATATTTACCATTTTCAATATTTAACCAATATAAATTCTTTTCTCTATACATTGACCCAATTTTGTCGTGATCAATATACACCCGGTCATCAGCTTCAGCATCAATAAATTTTGTAATGTATTTAAGACCCGCTTCTTTTATTGATGAATTAATTGCTTGAGCCCTACGAACTGAATGTATAATATCAATAATGTTATATCCCCACATTTGTGTTTGAGTGAATTTCTCAACCTCATTACCAAGTTTTAACATTGAATCTTTTTGTGTTATTGACCTTTCTCCGTGAAGTGACTTTGCAATTTTTTTAATGTCAAGATTTAACATCTTACATCTTTCGTAAATCCAATACCAGTCAAAGTTTGCTGAATTGTACCCGGAAACAATTGAAGGTTTTATCTCGTCTATAATTTTAAAGAACTCAACAAGACCCCGTCTTTCTTCATCTTCGTTTGAACACTCAATTACTTTTCTGTAACCTTTATTTGTTTTAATTCCAATCATAAAGATACGACCATCCTTTGGTTCTAAAGAGGTCGTCTCAAGGTCAAATACAAGTCTTGTAATATCATTGTATTCATCAAATCCTTTAAATAATCTTTTTTCTTTTGATATTAGAAATTGTTCTGTTGGGGTTAACATTAAAAACTTGTCTTTTGCTTTTTCACCCCAAGGATCAATACCACCGTCACGGAAAAATTGTGAAAGAGCTCTATACCCTTTTAACGATTTAACAAGAAACGTTAATCCGTTCTCTAACTGTTCATTACCATCTGTTCTTAATTTTTCAATTACGATACCGTATTTAGACATCGCTTCTTTTTGTAAAGCTTTTGATCCTTGATAAAAATTAAGACCACGTAGGTCACCAACCCACGCAAATGCAATTAGACTATCCCTAACGATTGATTTTCCTTTTCCCGGTACTTCTTTGATTTTATAAATGTGGTCTTTTTGATAGTCAAATTCTATCGCCACAATGTGTTCTTCTGGATCATTCCCTTCCAGAAAGGATTTAATTTCCTCTGCTGTAATCATAAATATATTTTTTTTGAGTGGTTTATTTGCTTTCGTAGTTTACGAAATTTACCTTACCTAAATAAATATATTGATTTAACCAACTAATGTCAAATAAAAAACCCTCCTTTATTTTGGGGAGGGCTTTAATTTATTAATTTAATAATAATGCGTGCAATTCTTCTTCGGTCCAAGTTTCTTTAAATGCAACTTCTTTAAGGACTGGTCCATTTTCAGTTCTAAATCTAATTCCTCTTGGTACTTGTCTGATTGCAATTACCTTGTGTTCACCAATTGTTTTTGGTTCTTCATACTTAAATAATAATTTAATTTCCATTTTTGTTTTTATTTTTGATTTATTGTTTACTATTACAAATACATTTTTGGTTACCATATTCTATATTAACAATGCTAGCCGGTCTACCTTTTTTATCATAAGGTAAAAGTGAATCACTCTTTATACAAATATCAAGAAAATATTTATTTTCATTGTAAAAATTTGTATTAGTTTGACCACAACAATCCGTATATGTCATATCACCTGCTTTTTCTATTGTGAAACCAACACCATTAATACAAGTAACGTTTTGACCTTTTATACAAGATTTAATTTGACTCACAATTATATCGTTCACATTTGGTAAAACAGACAAACATTTTGTAAATACATTTTCATCTTCAGTTTCTAACATCATTGAGTAACAACCTGACGGTAAAATAACGTCTTTACTTGTTATTTGTTTATCAGAATGTTTATTGTAGACTTGTACTATACAATCATTAACTTTTGACCCAAAATCTTTTTGATTTTTATCTTTTTTTCTGACTAAACTTTCTTTATAATATTTGTTTAAAAAATCTTTAAATACTTTTTTCATTTTAAATTTATTTAATTTTATGCTATGTTTAGTACACCACCATTATTCCATACTGTTCCTGGTGCAAGACCTGCTGAACTTGTTGGTATATTACTAAAGTGTAGACAGTTTACGTGAGTTGTGTTTGCGGCAGTACTACATATTCCACTACCAACTATAAATGAACAATCGTGTTGGGTTGTATTACATTGACCCCCAAGTATTGCAGAACAACCATTTATTACTGTGTTACGATATCCACCACTTACGGTTGAACGAGTCCCAATTGATGTGTTACAAAAACCACCACCGACAGTAGCATAAGAACAACAAGCTAAATTTGCGGAACCACCGAGTACTGAGGTAAAATCACATATTGCTCTATTTCCTAATGCGGCACAAGAACCCCCACCTCCAGCAATAACGGATCTAGCACCACTAATTGTGTTCCAAGAACCTCCTCCAACTGAACCACAACAACTATTTGATGTGTTACGATAACCACCACTTACAGTTGCGAAATTACACAATGTTATGTTATTACGACCACCTCCAATAGTTGAATCACCACCACTTGATGTGTTTTCACCACCACCACTTACGGTTGAATTAGAACCACTTGACGTGTTACAAAAACCACCACTTACGGTTGAATATTGACCACTTGATGTGTTATTAATACCTCCACTAATAACATTACCACCAATACCACTATTAATCAAATTACAATTACCACCCGCAATAGTGCTAGAGTTTATATTATTAGTTCCACCCACATAATAATTAGATATTGTATTAAAAGAACCACCACCAATAGTTTGACCATATATACAATATGCGCTATTTGTGTCCATACAAGTAATAAAGTTATTATTACCACCAGCAATTACCGATCCGTAATTAATATAATTAGAAATTGTTGATGTAAGTATTATATTTGAAAATCCTCCTGAAACTAATGAATTATTACCGTTAGCGGTGTTATAATAACCACCACTTATTGTTGAATATTGACCACTTGATGTGTTACAAAAACCACCACCTATAAATGATCCATCATTTAATGATAGGTTACGGTACCCACCACTTATTGTTGAATATTGACCACTTGATGTGTTTCTACGTCCCCCACTTACTGTTGAATACAAATTACTTGATGTGTTACAATAACCACCACTTACGGTTGAAGAATTATCACTTGATATGTTTAAACGACCACCACTTACGGTTGAAAGATATCCACTTGATGTATTTTGACGACCACCACTTACATTTGAATAATTACAACTTGCTGTATTTTGACGACCACCACTTACGGTTGAAAAACAACCACTTGATGTATTGTTAAAACCACCACTAACTGTTGTATAATCATTAAATGTAATGTTCCTACTACCTCCACCAATTGTTTGTCCATTATAATAAGATGATACTGTTGTATTACCATTTCCTCCGGCAATTGTGTTACCATTAGAATCGTAATATGAACTATATGATGAAATTGTATTAAAAGAACCCCCACCTATTGTTGACCCAAGAACATAATAGCCAGATTGTGTTGTTATTGAATCTATAGTATTTGATGAACCACCACCTATTGTTGAGTAGTCACTATTTGTTGTATTAAAATATCCACCGCTAATTGTTGCAGCACCAAATGTAGATACGTTATTTCCAAAACCACCCCCAATTGTGTTTGTGAATATACCAACAACAGTATTTAATCTACCACCGGCAATTACACCACCAAGTAAATTATTTAATGTATTACATCCACCACCACCAAGTACTCCATCATAACCACTTGATGTATTACAAAAACCACCACCAAGAAAACCAAGATCGTTTGTATTTGTATTTCTTATTCCACCACCAATAATGCTATAATAACCTGACGAAGTGTTACCAGAACCAGCAAAAACTGCCGCAAAATCATTTTGAGATGTGTTTTGATTACCACCACCAATTACAGAATAATCACCTAATGCTAAATTTCCATTATATCCAGATGATGATCCACCACCACCAACTGTTGAGTAATCACCACTTGCAGTATTAGAAAGCCCACCAAGAATTGATGATGCAAAACCTATTGAGGTGTTACACCCACCACCACCAATAAAAGAAAATTCTGAAGTTACAACATCATCTAAATTAAAGGTTAAATCATTTGCTGGTGATGAACCACCAATAGTATTACCAGAAACTAAAACTTGTTCTCCTTGTTCATATCTTACACCTGGATTTATGATTATAATGTTACTAACAACACCACCACTAACATCAAAACTAAATTGTAAGTTTGAACCATAACCAACTAAACTAGTTGGATTAACTGTATATGTGTTATCTGTGATTCCAGATAAACTACCAGAATTAAAACTAATTGAGGTTACAAAACCACCATAATTTGTATTTCCTAATCCACCTCCTATTGTTGAAAATTCACCTAGTGTAACGTTTCTACAACCACCACCATTAAATGTGTAGTAATTTCCTGATGTGTTACACTCACCACCACTTATTGTTGCAGCACCCGTTGCGCCACCACTTAATATTGTTGTATTACAACACCCACCACCAATTGTATCAAATTGGTTTTCGGAAACATTATTACGACCACCACTTACGGTTGAAAAATAATTACTTGATGTGTTACGATAACCACCACTTACGGTTGAATTATAACCACTTGATGTGTTTCTAAATCCACCACTTATTGTTGAATAATTGTTACTTGATGTGTTAAGGACACCACCACTTACTGTTGATCCAAAACAACTTGCTGTATTTTCAAGACCACCACTTACGGTTGAAGAATTTCCACTTGCTGTATTTTGTCTACCACCACTTACTGTTGAATAAAAATTACTTGATGTATTTTGACGACCACCACTTATTGTTGTATGTGTACTATTGTTTGTATTGATGTTTAACCAAACATCATCTAAAGGAGATGAACCACCACCAAATAATCCACCGTTAAAATATAGTGTTTCACCATTAGAATAACCAGAACCTCCGTTTTGTATTTGGATGGTTTGTAATACACCAAGAACAAAATCAAAACTAAATAATGCTCCAGACCCAGTACCACTTGATGTTGATGTTGGTGAGATACCACCGTAAGTATTATTCAAAGTACCACCAGTATATACAGAACTATTTATTCCGTCAACAAAATTATTTCGCCCAGAAACGTTATTTTCTCCACCACCAATAAATGAATTGTAACCACTAGCGGTATTGTTAAATCCACCACTAATTGTAGCACAAGAACTTGTTATTATATTATCATAACCACCGCCAATAAATGAATAATCACCACTTATCGTATTATTTTCACCACCACTAATTGTTGCAACATCACCTTGAAGGATTGTATTATCGTCACCACCACCAATAGTTGAATAGCACGAATTAGTATTAATTGTGTTACAAGAACCCCCACCAATAGTTGAATAATCACCGGATACTGTATTTTCATACCCACCACTAATTGTTGAGTATTCACCAGATGCAGTATTACAACATCCACCAGCTACTGTTGCATAGTTATTTATTGATGTACTAACTTGAAATGTTACATCATCAATACCAGTTGTTCCACCAGGAAATATATTACCATTAAAAAATAAAGTATCATTTCCACTATATAGATTACCACCATTAACAATTTTAACACTAGATAAAGTTCCAGAATTAAAGACAAAACCAAATAAGGCATCATCACCATAAACAGATGTTGTTGATGTTGGGCCGTACCCACCAGAAAAAGTTCCGTTTAAGGTACCACCAGTATATACTTGATTATATGTTCCAGTTATTGTACCGTAAGCACCAGCTTCGTTACAACGACCACCACTAATTACTCCGTAACAACCGTATCCAGTATTTCTTCTACCACCACTAATTGTTGAGTAACAAGAGTCTTTTGTGATAATATTACAACAACCGCCACCGATTGTTGAGCAGTTTGCGTTACTTTTATTTAAAATCCCACCACTGATTGTTGATGAGTTTCTATTTGCTGTATTTCTACAACCACCACCAACAACAATGTTTGAACCGCCATTTGTTGTTGTGATTTGTAGTGTAACATTATCTTGTGGTACAGCACCACCAAATATTGTTCCGTTAAATGTTAAAGTGTCACCACTAACATATCCACTACCTTGATTACCAATATAAACATTACTTAAAGTTGTTGGAGATGAAAAGTAAAAAGAAAAAGTTGAACCAGTACCAAGACCAGAAAGTGTTGATGATGGTGAAAATGAACCATAAAAACCACTAGATGGAATATTACCGGTAAAAGTTTGGTTATATATCGAATCAACAATACCATTAATTCCGGATGTATTACAAGAACCACCACCAATAACAGAACAGTCACCTAACGATGTGTTAAGTATACCACCACTAATAACTGAAACATAACCACTTGCGGTATTTCCAGAACCTCCAGCAATAATTGAAATATTACCTAATGCTGCCGAGTTAACACCAACCCTTTGTGTTGAGTCAGTTCCAGAACCAACTTCATATAAAGAAGTCCCAGTACCACCAGTTGTAAATCCAGTTACACCAAATGACGTTCCGTTATTATCTTCTAGAGTTAATGTACCAGTTGTGTTATCATAGGTACCACCAGTAACAAATACATCGGTAGAACCAGTATATAAACCAGTAATTGATACAGAACCATTTTGTCTGTCTAAAGTAATTGTACCATTTGAGTATGTACCACCAGTAACATAAAAATCTGTTGATCCAGTGTATAAACCAGATACAACAAAACTACTTCCTTGATTATTTGTAAATGTTATTGAACCATTTGAATAGGTACCTCCGGTTAGGAAATTACTAATACCGGAGTATGGAATATGATATGTTGTTAAATTATATTCTACCGGAAATAATGTATTATTTGTAATTCCAGTTAGAAGTGTTAATTCACCAATTGTTTTTCCTGTTAAAGTTGCCATATTATTTTTTATTTATAAATACTTTTTATTATTCAAAATTTATTGGGTAAGCTAAAAATAAACAATTAACAAATGTATTATTTGGTTGTTGTATTCTTAATTCCGCATTTTTATTTAAACTATTATAGTTTAATGGGTTTGTATTTGTTTTAGTACCAACTATTTCACCTTGTGGTATTGTTACAGAATCACTTATTGTTATTGTACCACCGGTTGTTAAATCTAATACAACACTTAAAGGTATAATCACATCACTACTATATGGTGTCGAACCGGTTACTGAAAAAGTTGTAATTGTTGACCCGCTTTGAATATTTGTCTCAACAAAATAAGTTACATCAACATAACTTAAATACTCATTTGTCCCAATACCAATATACTCATTATTATTTGTTAGAATTGCATTTTGTATTATTTCCGGAGTTGGACTCGGTGTTGGAGTTGGACTCGGTGTTGGGGTTGGTGTTACTGGGAATGTGTCTCCAGAAATTATATATGTTATTCCACTAGGAATTGTTGTTACATTTTGGTATTGATCATTTCTTGTTAAATTATCAAAATTATCTGGTAATATAACTTGTGTTGTTCCAGTTGTTCCACCTTGATTTATTGTAACACCAGTTGATATTGTTATTGGACTTCCGGTATAAACACCTAAAACGTGGTCAAAAAATAAATCAACATTTTGGTCAACAACTTTATTTGCTGTTAAGTAATAATCAATAACGATTGAACCAGGAGTTACAACTGTTGTTAATGTTATTACTAATGGAATTGGTGAAGGTGTTGGTGTTGGTGGTACATAACAAATTGTAGTTGTTGTTGCAGTAACTGGTGGTGAAGGATTACAACAAGGATAATCAATCACATAACAATTATTATCGTATGTCAAACCATCACCAATAAAACTTTCTTGGATATTAATAAATAACTTATCCCTTATTGGTAAAATTAAAGTACCTTGGTCATTAACAAATAAAAATTGACCTTCATATCTACCGACTTTTCTTGTATCAAAATTTGAAAATTGGTAGTATACATAATATTCAGGTTCCGCATTTGGGTCTAGTAATATTTTATTTACATAACCCGCTGGTCTTGTACTTATTCTTGGAATCCCAGTTTCAACATCAACCATCGAAAAGAAGATTGAAGATTCCTCAATAAGATCCATCATATTATTATAGTCACTTCTCCCGTCTTTTACGACTTGCATTTTTAAAAGAGGAAGTGTGGCATTTTTTTTAATAAAAAATTCCATCAATAGTTTTTACTATAAATATACCAATCAACATTCTTTTCTTAATGAAGCGTCATAAAATTCAAATCTATTATGTTCAGTTGGTGTAATTAAAAGTAATCCAGGATTTAAATTTCCCTTTATTGTTTCTTGGAAATTGTATGACATCAAAGTTTGTTCGTATGGAAATTGAAATTTTTGTTTTAAATAACACTTGTAATTTCCTTCTTTTGATAATAATATCGGCCAATTACATAAATATATTTCACCATTTGTGTATGGGATTCCATTATATGAATTTATATTTTTAAAATTTGTTTTTGGTGCATCCGGATCATAACCTTCACTTGGTAAGCTTGGTTTATTTGACCAATGTTTTTCTCTAAAGTCTTGTGGGACATTATACCAAGCCCACTGTGTATTATTACTACCAAAAAATTCTGTGAAGTTTAATTTTAAAAAATCAAAATTTTCTTTTTTCAATATTGTTAAAGAATTTGAAAATAAATTATTAACGTTTCGATTAAAACCGTTTTTACAAACTCCAGAATTTGGGTTAGTAAAAAACATATCATCCTCAAAAAAGTAATAATAACCTAAATCTTCTTGTTCATTAAAATGTTCCGCAATAAATTGTCTACCACCAGTAATACCAATGTTATTTTTCTTTATATGTTCAAAACCGTATTTTTCACATAACTCCAAATACCTAGGTGTTGTATTATAATCGGTTGAATTATTTAATAGAAACTTTTTTGTTTTATAAATAAAGTCTGGATCATAACCCAACATTGATTTAATCAGAGTTTCAAATTGATTTGGCGAATTAAATGTAATAACATACAAACCAACTCCGGAACCATAATTTTGTTTTATTATTTTTTGGTTTGTCTCAATAATAACATTATTATTTTTTACGTCTTCAAAAAATTTGTATAAAAGACCATCGGAGTTTATTTTAGTATAATCAATTAGAGACGGATGCAAATAAGTCATAATTGTGAATATACTTTCTTCGGTACCCATTAAGTTATTTTTTAATGTGTCTTTTAAAAGAAAATAATATAAACTATTCATTTCTTTTATTGTTTCTTTGGTGCCACCAAAAAATCCACCTCTTGCAACAAATTCAGTTTTTTCTTTTGCGTAATCACACATTTTTGAATGATTGAATCCGTGAACTTCTGTGTTTGCTTCATATGGAAAAACAATAAAAGAAAACTTATCAAATAAGTTATCAATTTTTTCTAAAACATTGTCGTGTGTAAAATAACCGATATTAACTGTGTTTGATATTCCAGCATCAATCCAATACAATTTTTCGGAGTTAAATGGGTCCAAAAGTAATGCGTCGTGTAATAAAAACATTTTAGACATAACAAGTGGATTATAAAATTCTAATCTCGCTTGTGTGGATTCTTTTAACCAACCAACTTGATTATACCAATCGGGGTTAGTTCTTATTTCTTGTATTTTATTATAAAATTCATTATTTTTAAACCAATCTAAACTTCTTTTAATAAATTTTGTTTTTGACATATTCCTTCTTTCTTTAACAAAAGTCTCAAGGTTGTCATCACCAAAAATAATTAAGTTACAATCAATTTTTAATAATTCATTAAATTTTTCTAAATAATAGTTAAAAGATCTATTCCATCCTTCATTTAAGGATCCTCTACCAATATCCCAAAGACCGGTTACTAACGTAATCATAAATCACCAACTAATCTATCACACCATCCTTTTGATTTTGAATATGGCCACACAACCCAATATTTTGGTTTTTCTTTTGTGTTAAATTCTCGCCATATCTTTCCATAACCATCTGGATCACTTTTTATGGTTTTAATTTCATCTGGTTGTGCATCTCTTCTATACAACGTTTCATCATTTTTATCATGAAATGCAACAACAAAAAATTCATAATCACCATATGGGATTTTATCTAGTGGTAAATCAATACAATGTTTAAAAATTTGTAAAAAAGATTCTTCCCATTCCTTTTCATTTTTAAAGTTATGTGGATTTGGTGGGTAATTTTTATCTATTGTATATTGTTGTACAGATCTATTTTTAAATCTAATTCCTGCATATTTTTCATAGTCTTTGATTGTTCTAATTTTCCCAAAACCATATTTTAATTTACCTTTATATTTTTCACCATCAACCCCTAAAACTTTTCTATTTTTTTCGTGTGATGAATTATTTTTTTTCCACCATTCTTTATTATCATCCCACTGTTTTGTTCTATTCTTTCTTGTGTATTCGTGATAAATTACAATTTTATGTGGATGGAATAAATCATATCCGTGTGTATAAGCTCGAACAGCAATTGATATTTCTTCTCCGTGAAAATAATATTCCGGGTCGTGTTGGACCTCAACTGAAAACTCACCTAATGTAAAACAAAAGTGTGCCGAATAAAATCTTGAGGGAATTGGTTTTTGTAATTCTTGCCATCCTGGTATTACTTCTGGTAAAAAGAAAACAACACCTTCTGGTGTAAATCTATCAAATACCATTCTCCACGGTTCTGTTACTCTACCTTCTGGGTCATTCTCTGGATCAAAAGACGACACATAACCAGTCAATAACGGTTTTTGATAACCGTCAATTTGTAAGTCAACTAACATATTAATTAACTCTTCATCCCAGTTTTTTTCAAAACGCATATGTGAATCCAACTGTAATGTATATGTTTCACCACTATATAACTGTTGTACTTGATGTCTTGCCCAACAAACTCCTGTTGATTCTGTGTAAGGGATATTTAAAATTCTAAAACGTTCATCATTTTCATATTCACTTAAATCATCAAACTTATCATCTGGGTGAAATTGTCTAGCAATACCTAATCTTAAATTTTCTGGGTATTTTGCTTTATCCAACATATCTTTAATTGTTGGTATAAACTGGGGGTCTCTATAAGATGCGATTTGTACAAATATTGTCATAGTTAGTTAAAAATAACTAACACTCATAAAAATTAAATATTTCACAACTGTTTGAATCGATAAGTTTTACAAGTAGTGAACCAACGTTATTTAATGGTTGTGGGACCTCAAAGGTATATACGGATATGTATGTTCCACCAGAAACTAAATAACAATAAGTGTTTGTAATATCACAAACATACACATCGTATGGTGGCGTACCAGTAGTTCCAGATATTGTTAGTTGATGTGACATATTGATAAGTATACTACAAACCAAATCTTGATTTAGTTGCATTAAAGTTTTGTAAAACTTCTGTTGCTGTTAAAACTTTGGTATATACCAATCCTTGTGCAATATCACCTATTAAATATTGTCCAGCAAAATTAGCCCAAGCAAGTTGGATTGGTGCTGTGTGATCAAGGTGTAAAGTTGTTGTTGTTAATACTGGTAAACCGTTTACATAAATAATCACATTATTATTTGGTGGTCCTGGTGTTGCAACACCTACTGTTTGGGAGAAGGTCATTGTAACATTTGTCCAAGTATTTGTTCCAAGATTTATTCCGGTACTTCTAATTCCTTGATTTATATCAAATCCACTAGCATAATAGTTACCCCAATCAAAAGCAATTAATACATTACTATTTAAAAAAAGTCCCCAAGCATTTTGTTTTACAACAATACCCCTAAAACTACTATTACCACTTGTAGCTCTAACCCAAGCACTAATTGTTCCTTGAGTAATTTGTAAGGCAGCTGAGTTACCACAATTAATGTATTGATTTGTACCATTAAATGTAAACATACCACCAACCGTCGTACTAAATGTTGGAGTATTAACTAATGAACCATTTCTTCCACCGCCAGAAATATCTTTTAAGGTTGTTCCTCCTTGTAATTGATAGTACGAATTTGGTGAACTTGGGTCCAGATATATTAATAAACCATCCTTTGTAATGTTTGGTCCTCGCCAACCTCCTTGTACCGTACTCATATCATTTCATTTGATGTCCACTCTGGTGTATTTAAAATATCAATAATTTCTTGATAGGTATAAGGACCTTCTTTTGTTGTTAAACTATCAACACTTGACGGAATTGTATCACCATCCCATTTTACAAATGTTTTAGTTTCGTCAATACTTTTTCTAACTGTGTCAATTGATGTTTCTAATACTTGTGAAAAATCAATGTTAGTTAATTCTGATACATTAAATATCATAAATTGTCTTTGTTCGTAATCTTGTGTTTCCATATATTATAAATATCTTCCTTTAGTTGCATTATAGTTTTGTAAAACTTCGGCGTTAGATAATGTTCTATTGTAGACCAATGTTTGATATACATTGACGGGTGCGTAACGATTAAGAGGTCCCTTACCGACAAAAAAAGAAGTTGATGTAGTGTCACCAGCACCAAAAGAATATAAGTTAGTTGAAATTAAAACTCCATTAGTAAATATTTTAAGACTTGTCATATCCCAAGTCATTGTAAAATTAGTAATATTATTACCTACCGAACCTGATGTACCAAAACTATTTGTTATACTTAATCTTTCAATGGGTGATCTATTTGCAATGGTTCCCGATATCCTACCAAACTCATTCCAATACCAAATGGTATAACCATTAGTATCAAAACCGGCCTCACCGCCCCTACCAACAATACTCCAATATGGTGTTGTCCCTGTATATGTGTTAATTTTACACCAAACAGATAATGTTCCATTAGTTGTTAACATAGTTGAGGATCCGTTACCACAATCCACATAATCATTTGTCCCATCAAAAACAATGCTACCGCCATTTACACTATTAAATGTCGGTCCATTAGTTAATGTGCCGTTATTTTGAAATCCACTTATATCATTCCATAATGTTCCGGTTCTTGGGTATGATTGTAACTTAGCAGCATCTAAATCTAACACTAAACCATCTTTTACTATGTTTCCGTAATATGATACTCTTCCAGCCATTATAGTCCAAATCTTGATTTAGTTGTGTTATAGTTTTGTAAAACTTCAGTTTGTGTTAAACCTTTATTATATACACTAAAAGAATATATATTACCACCAAAAGTTGGTCTTACCACATCAAAATTACTACCTATTCTCCATTGTTTTAAATTAGATTGATTTATATTTGTAGAAACAATAACGGTACTATTGTCTTGTACCCCATTTATATACCAATAACAATTTGTATTACTTCTAACCGCTGTATAGTATGTAATACCAGATGATACAGTAGAAATAGTATCTAGATTTAAAAATGGGTAAGATTGTAATGTTAATTTATTTGACGTTACTTTAGCTAAATAAATTCCATAATCCGGGATATTATACCCTTTATTAAATATTTCAACAACACCATTTTTTGTTATGTTTGCCCAGAAACTTATTGTAAAATCTCTTGTTATTCCTAAATCTTGAGTGCCAATATTAACATAATCATCCGTACCATCAAATAAAATATTTCCACCATTTCCACTATTAAACGTAGGGCCATTAGTTAATGTACCATTATTTCCACCGCGAGATAAATCCACCCAAGCAGTACCACTACCAAGATATGAACGAGTATTTGCACCATCAAGATATAATACAAGACCTTCAGTTATTATTTTAGGTGAATAATTATGTGCCATTTTTATATACTCCTTACAATTGTTTTAACAGTCCAGTTACCAGTTACACCAGAAGTTCTTAAAATTGCATTACCACTTGATACAACCATATTAAATGTTAATCCAGATGTATTACCAAAATCTGTTGTTTGTGTTTCTGTATAATTAACTGATGAACCACTCCATATGGACATAATATTTCCAGCTCTTAAATTTGTACCATCACTTACTATGTAATCAAAGAAAGCTCCGGTATAGGCACTTGTTGGTATTGAGTATACATTTGTTGTTCCAGTTGTAGCTGTAACTTTTGTTGTTGTATTTAATGATGGTGCTTGATATGACCCCATCAATATTGTATTATCTGAAAATACTTCCAAAATTGGTAATCCGGATATATCATTAACACTATATAATGAACCAACTAAACTATCTGTAACACTAAATAATTCACCACTTGATCCTTGAACTGTAAATAATGGTGATGATGTTGTATTACCAGAACCAATTACTGTTAAAATATTTTGTCCGGAACCCGAAAATAATGCTGTTGTTCCTGTTACCGCTCTAACATTTGTATTACCAGTAACAGTTAAATTTCCATTAACAGTTAATCCTGTTACACTATTAAATGACACATTAAAAGTACCACCAGTATTATTTGTGAATGTAAAATTATTATTTGAGTATGTAGCACCAGTAACTCTAATATCTGTTGGTAAATTTTGATATGTTGTAGCACTAATTGTTGTTGCAGTTAAATTTCCTGATATTAACGCGTTACCAGATACTTGTAGTTTTTCAGTTGGGGATAATGTACCAATACCCACATTACCATTCTCATCAAAAATAACTCTCTCAGTCCCAGCACCAGTTGTAAATCTTATTTGACTATTACTTGATTGAGTACCAAAATAAAGTCTTTTATTTGTGTATTGCCATTGCATTATTGACCCATAAACATCTGATGGTGTGCCTAAATATAATGTTGATGTATTTGCGTTTGGCGATAATAAACCTAAAGAGTTTGTTGTATTAGCTTGTATAATTGCCGTTGTACTTGATGCTAATCCTGACAATGACCCACCAAACACTCCATTAGATACTTGTAATTTTGCCGCTAAATTTGTTGAGTCGGTATAAACGTTAGTTGAACCTATATTTGTAGTACCCGCAGAATTTATTATGAAAGGTGTTGTATCAGGATTTGTTGAATCTTCAACAACAAACGCGTTTCCTGTTCCAGTTTGGGTTATACGTAACATATCGGTAGAAGTGTTACCACTAATTAATGTATCACCACTTACGTGTAGTTTAGCTTGAGGACTTATTGTTCCAATACCAATTCTTGTATTAGTTAAATCAATTGTAACACCACTTGTTGATCCAAAATATACATTACCTTCGTCTAATGGATTTATATTTAACGGTGAACAAGAATGAATGTTTGACACATAAATGTCATTAACACAATCACCACTACTACCAATTGTTGTTGCTGATAAAGTATTTAAAGTTGTATTTCCAGTAATAATTAAATCACCATTAACTGTTAAACCTGATACAACATTTATTGTTGCAGTTAAAGGTGTACCAGAATTTTGACTTATAGTAAAAGTGTTATTATTATCATATGTAAAACCAGTAACGTATATATCATTATCCGTAAGACCGGTAACATCAATTGTAAAGTTTGGGTATGTTCCGGTAACACTAATGTTTGACCCATTATTTAAAACAACTGTTTGGTCTGGTAAACTATTTTCTATTGTAAAATTAGGATATGTTCCCCCGGTTAATATTCCGGTTCCACCACTTAATGTTACAGTTTGGTCCGGATCTGTATTTATAATTGTTATATTACCAGTTGTTGTATCGGCTGATAAGCCAACACCAGTTGTTAATGAGTTTACATAACTTGTTTGACCGGTATAAAGACCGGTAACATTAAATGTACTACCACTATTATTTGTAAATACAATTGCTCCATTTGAATATGTACCTCCAGTTACATAAACATCTAATGGTAAATTTTGATATGTTGTAGCACTAATTGTTGTTGCGGTAACTCCTTGAGTAAAAATTGTATCACCAGTAACGGTCCCACCAGTAAAAGAACTAGACGCAACCCCAGTAAATTCAATTCCAAAGTTTGGGTACGTGCCAGTTACATTTATATTAGTCCCACCACTTAAATTTACAATTTGGTCTGGTAATGTGTTTTCAACTATAAAGTTTGGGCTTGTTCCACTTACAGAAATACCAGTACCACCACTTAAGTTTATTGTTGTTCCTGTGTTTAAACCAATAACATTAAATGTTCCGCCACTATTATTTGTGAAAGTTAAAATACCGTTTGAGTACGTACCACCAGTTACATAAACATCTAAAGGTAATCCAAGATATGTCGCTGCTGAAAATGTTGTAGCTGTAACTCCTTGTGTAAATATTGTATCACCAGTTACGGTACCACCAGTGAATGTTTCACCACCACCACTTCCAGAATTAAATATTGACCAATCAGTTATTGATCCATTCCATGGCGAAGGATTTAATTTATAATATTGGGCACCACCACTAACCCCAACAACCATCCCAGCTCTTCTTCTTAGATTTGGGATAGAGTTTAAGTCAGATAATGTATTAACGTTTCTAAAACCATCAATACCATATAAAGGATCTATTACCGGATATTCATCCGTTGGTTCTGTTGGTGATATAAAACCAAGAACCTCAACCCCACCAGAAAGATAAAAACTCATCATAATTTATTTATTTAAACGCACATCCAGCAATCAACTTGACCAAAGAAACTGAAGAATGTCCTATATATGTTATATGTTATTGAAAAACCATTTGCATCTACAATTACAACTGTACCAATATTATTTATCGGTATATTACTACCAGAACAACCAGTATTACTATCTCTAAACTCAGATGGTTGAGGTAATGAATTTGGTATTAAAATATACCCATACGCACTACCAGTATTAAATGTTACATATGAATTTGTTGGGTCATTTGTAACAACAACATTAAATGTTAATATATCACCACTTGTCACTGTTGAACCGGTGAATTTACCATAGTAAATTCTTGATGGTGCAGGAACTGGTGATGGTGTTGGAGTTACTGTAACACCAGGTGTTGGAGTCGGTGTTGGAGTCCTTGTAGGAGTCGGTGTTGGAGTCCTTGTAGGTGTTGCAGTAGGTGTTGCCGTAGCTGTTTGAGTTGGGTAACAATCCGGTGTCCTTGTTGGTGTTGGTGTATTAGTTGGTGTCCTTGTTGGTGTTGGTGTATTAGTTGGTGTATTAGACGGAGTAAAATTTGGTGGCAACGGTGTTACACACAAATCCCAAGTAGGAGTTGGTGTAGGAGTTGGTGTTGCCGTCGGTGTTGCCGTCGAAGTATTTGTTGGTGTAGGAGTTGGTGTATTCGTCGGTGTATTAGACGGAGTATTTGTTGGTGTTGTCGTTGGAGTCGGAGTTGGTGTTCTTGTAGGAGTACTTGTTGGCGTAGGTGTTGGTGTGAGTCTTGGTACATTCAAAACATTTGGACAATCTAAACCCTCAACCAAAATTGTATAAAAACCATAAACCTCTCTTGATGGTGTTAACAAACTAGGATCAAAAACAAAAGGTAATGTTACATCACCTAAATTTATTGTGATATCCGAATTGTCTGGCTTAAATAAAATATTAGCTATTTCGCCATCAAAATTTATACTTTGTATTGTAATTATTTGACTCATTGTATTTTTTTATAAATACAATGAAATAAACTTATTTTTTAATTTTAATTAATTTATACCACACTCTTTCGTGTAAAAAATAAATAATTGGTTTTACTAATAACTCACCTAAACCAATTAATGATGAAACCTCAACTGACGCACCAAGTAAAAGAGCTGTTGTAATTGTTGTTAAAGTAGCAAAAAATCTATATGTTAATGTTTTTAAAATATGTCTAACAACAACAGACTCTTCCTTTATTGTTGTAATGTATGCAATATTGTCTTTAACAACACAATGACCAACACAACTTATATGCCATTTATAATCATTTATTTCTGGCATCCAGTCTTTTGTTGTATTTGTGTGACCATCAATTATAATATCGGAAACTAAAATTTCATTTCCATTCTCAATGAGTCGCCATCTTTCGGTATCGTTTTTTGATATCGTATTATACCTAATTTGATAAGTTTTACTTTGTGTTTTCATAATTTAAATAGTTTACAACATCTTCTTGTATTGACTCATCAACCAATTTTTTCCAATATTCATCATTATTTTTAATACAATTTCTAATTCCGGTTGCAGAAATACCACCAATGTCTTTTGGTGGTGTAAACTCATTTATTTCATAACCAACACCACGACCGTAATTAACAGACTCTATATCTGGAATAATAACAACTTTTACATCATCACCTTTTGATTTATGATATTTTTCAATCATTGATACTGTTTGTTCTGTTGTAAAAGGATTTTTCTCGTCAGGTTCAATGTCCCTAACCATAACTAATGCCGGTATACCTTCGTTTAATTTTTGTTGTACCATTTCGATATGTCCTAAATGATAGGGTTGGAATCTACCTATAAATATTGCATATTTTTTATCGGTGTTTGATGTTGGGAATCCACCGTGATTTTTTACAGACCAAGTCATATATATTTAATAATTTGATTTAATGATTCTTGCGGATCAATATTTGTCGTATCAATGTCAATGAAGTTTTCTGTTGGTGATTCATATTCATCAGTATGAAAATGTTCTCTACCCCTAACATCTGTTGTATGAACATAAAATTCAACTAATAAATTTTGTAAATCATATTTAAAACTTTCTCTTAATTCTTTATAAGGTGCTACAAGACTAACAACAACATCATAACCTTGTACCAAAAGAAACTTGGCAATATCTTGAGCTCGTTTAATATTTTCTTCACGACCTTCTCTACCGTATTTTTGATTGTTAAATAGTCTTCTTAATTCATCACCATCAATATGAAAAACATTATTTCCATATTCTTTTTCTAAAATTGTTTTTAACATTAAAGCTAAAACCGTTTTTCCTGCTCCTGGTTGACCGGTAAACCAATATATTTTTTTCTCTTTCATAAATCAAAAATAACCGAATTGATCATAAAACCATTGATAATTAGATTTAACCCAGTTAGATGCGTTAACACCTAAAACTTCTTTATAATCTGGTTTAATTGGTTCTATTTTACTTTTTATTGTGTGGTCACCATATATACCATATACAGAATCATCCTCTTGTGTAATTTGTTCTACATTATTAAAATCGTGTTCAAAATAAGGAAGACCCAAGTATTGGTAAATTCTTTCCATTTCTTTTTTTGGATTCGATGTAAAATCCTCAAATTTTACAAATAACATCTTTTGATTAATGCCTTCTTTATGTATTTGATATAATCTCTCAATTGCCATACCAACCGGTTGTGATTGAGCCCAGATATCAATTCTTTTTTCTGTTGTTGTTCCTTGCATTTGTGCATGATTAACAAGACCAGAATCTTTATCTTGATTCTTTCTAAAGTTTTTCTCCATTGATGCAAAAATTCCTCTTAAATCCCTAACCATACAAATAATTTTTGGTTCTGGATAAAAAGAATTTAAAAATCCATAATGAACACCCCAACCTCTACTTTTATCTAAAACGTAAGGTTTATCTGTTATTCCATTGTAGTACCCAAAGATACCTTCTTTACAAAAATTTAAAAATCCGTTTCTCATTAAATTTGGATTTTGTGCTTTAAATTCCGGTGATGATGTGTAATTTGCTCTAGCGGCATACACCAATTCTAATACCCCAGATGTTGGTGTTACATAAAATTCTGGGTTTTGTCCCATTACGTTTTGAAGTAATGTTGAACCAGCTCTTGGTAGTGAGCTTTGAAAAAAGATTTTTTGTACCATAATTATTATTTTAAACTTTCTATTATTTCATTTATATTGAATATGTTTGTATCAAATAAAGGACACTCGTGAACCATACCATTAAAGTTATAGTCAAATAAATAACTATCTGGTAATTTAACTGTATTTGGTAATTCAGCAGTAATATTATTGTGCATATTATAACCAAACACAACTGGTGATGTACCAATCCATAATACTGTTGATGGTAATTTCATTGCTGCTGCAGCATGCTGTAAACAAGAATCAATTAATAACCTTTTTTGTGCATAAGCTAATAATGAAAATAATTCCATATTTGACATTGGTTCAAAATGAGCCTCAACATTTTGTAAAACATTTGATTGGTCCCTACAAATTTGAATTATGTGGTAGTAGTTTGAAAAATGATTTACAATGTTTTGTGCAACATCATATGGAATATCTCTTGTCCAAGAATATGGGTATGGTTGTTCTTGTAGTGGTCCACCATTTGTTTGAATAACCATTACCGGTTTTTCTCTTTTCCATTTTGCATTTGCAATTTGTTGTTGTCTTAAATTAAAAGATAGTACCGGTTGTTCATTATTATAATCAAGACCAAGTAATTTACACCAATTAATTATAAGTGGTAATTTTTTATTTATGTGATCAGATGTAAAATATGGTTCGTGTTTAAATATTAAACTTTCTTTATTTTTAATATAATCATCATAAAAATATGGTGTCATACCAATTCTATAAACTCTGTCAACAAAATCTAAATTTAAAAATACCTCCGGATATGCACAAACAATAATTAATTCTCTATCTGGGTGATTGTTTTTAATACATTTTGCAACAGCGGTTGATAGTACGTGTTTTCCTAAACCACCCTCAAGGTGAAAAATACTATATTTTTTTTCCATACTTTTATTATATAAAATTTTAATTATTTGTAAATAAGATTGCTTTGTTTATTTCATCAATAACCATATCTGGTGTTATTGATAAATGACATTCACTTTCCCTATCGGTACCAAGAAATATTGGACATTTAGTTTTTATATTTGGGAAGATATTAAAACATCCATTACAAACATATGGGTTTGTAACTCTGAAACAATCAAATTCATTTTGTTTTTTTGTAAAGTTTGAAATCATAACTACCGGGACACCATAAGCCCAGGCAACCCAAGAAAGACCAGATGATAACCCAACAAAAAATCTTGAACTAACAATATGGTCAATTGCAACATTTATATCGTCGTGTCCGTGAAATCCTTTTACATTTTGTAAATTCATTGTGTTTTCATAAGAAATATTATAAACATTATACCCACCATTATGTAATGAATTAACAACTTCTTGCCAACCACTAGTTCCACCATAATTCCATTGTGAAATTTCTTTTATTGTTTCTGGACCAATTGTAATCTTTTTTGGGTTTATAATTCTTACTTTTGGTATTACGGGACATTTACCTGGTTTTGTTTCCTGTGGTAGTCTCATTGTGTCTTTTGCGGCATAAAACATTCCACCAAGTGTGTGGGCTATATTATTTTTATCATAACCAACATCAATAAGTTTATCAATTTCAATAAATCCACTTTCATTTGCATTTATAAATTTATAATCCGGTCTGTGAGATTTTAATAAATGCGGAAAAAATGTGGTTATCCAAACGTATTTTGGTTTGTGATAATCCATAAAAGCATCAATTAATGATGAAAAACAAATTGTATCGCCTAAACAAAATGAATCAAAATGTAATAATAATTCTTTTCCTTCAAAATTTTCTAAGTTAGGTTCTCTTTCTTTATAATTCATTAACTCTGAATTATCATAATGTCTTTTAATCATTTTTATATTTTAAAAGTTTAGAGTAATATTCAAACCAATATCTTTCTTGCCAGATTGTACCTTCTTCTAAATAAACCAATGGTTTCTGTTGCCAAGGTTTTTTTACAATATAATGTAAAATTTTAATATGTTTAGGAAGACCTGTGTTTTGAAAAATTTCTTTTGAGTATGTTTTAAGATAATTATATGAAACTGGTATTTCAGTTATTTCATCATAAAAATAATTATTTATTATGTCTTGGTCAAGATGTTCTGTAATACCATAGATTGTTGTAAGATGTATTAAATCATTTGTAATTTTTTCTGATAAGTACTTTTTTGAGATTACTAAAACTCCAGTATTATACTGATCAATATATAAATCTCTAACACCACCAATATCACCATCAAAGTCAATTAAATAATCAATATTCCCTAATACAACAATATCAGAATCTAAAAATATGATTTTATTAAACTCAACCAAAGAAAAAATTTCATATTTAGTATAATCACCAAATGCCATTTGTTTTTTCTTTAGTTCATCAATTTCAGAATATTTTTCAGTATCAAATCTTTTTATGTGTATATTGTTATAAATTTTTCTTGAGGTGATTAAATCTTCCGGATTTATATCATTTGTGATAATTACAAAAGGTAAATTATCATTAATAACTCTTGGGTTGTTATCAATTAAAGATTTTAACATTACCTCAAATCCTATGAGATAATCTTTATTACATACAGTTACAAACATATTGAAAATATAAAATAAAAATTACAAAAATAAATAACCCCAACTTTGGATTGGGGTTATTAAAAAAATTAATTTTATTTTATTATGGTACAAAATAAACTCTATTAGAGTCTGTTGAACAATAATATAGAGCTTTAGATGGTAAACCAACCGAACCGTCTTGTAAATTCATAACAGATAATTGATTTACAAAAGTCATACAATTAGCTGTTGATGTTATACTATCACCAATAATATGTGCTGACGTGTGAACTACTTTGTTGTTACAACCAAGAATACTTGAGAATGATGTTGTAATTGTATTACAAAGGCCGCCAGCAATTGTTGAGGTATCACCGCTTACAGTATTGCGATAGCCACCACTTACAGTACTACAAATACCTTCTGCCGTATTACGACCACCACCACCAACTGTGGCACCAATATTAAGTGTTGTATTTTGGAATCCACCACTAATAGTTGTACAGTGATTTAATGATTTATTTTGAAGACCTCCACCAATAAATGAATTGTAACCACTTGATGTATTTTCACGACCACCAACAATTGTTGAATAATAGTTTGATGACGTATTACAAAGACCACCACCAACAAAGGCATAATATTCTGATGATGTGTTAAAACTTCCACCACCAATAGTTGATCCATAATCACTTGATGTGTTACACTCACCACCACTTACTGTTGATAAAAAACAAGCAGTATTTCTATAACCACCACTTACAGTTCCACAAGAACCTAGAACGGTGTTTTTATATCCACCGCTTACAGTTCCAAAACATTGTGTTATAACACCATATAAACCACCACCAATAAATCCGTAACTACTACTAACCGTATTGTTTATACCACCACTAATTGTTGAACAATCACCACACACTGTATTACATATACCACCACCAATTGTTACAGCATTACATATTGATGTATTACATATACCACCACCAATTAATGAAGCAGGTCCTATTGATGTATTAAGACGACCACCACTTACAGTTGAATAGTCTCCACTTGCTGTGTTAACCGATCCTCCACCAATAAATGACCAACAACCACTTGACGTGTTTTGACGACCACCACTTACGGTTGAATTATATCCACTTGATGTGTTAAGATATCCACCACTTACGGTTGACCAACAATTACTTGATGTATTACATTGACCACCACTTACGGTTGCAAACGTATAATCAGATGTTAAAACAAGGAATGATATATCGTCAGTTCCAGAAGTCCCACCAAACAATGTTCCGTCAAATAATAAAAAATCACCATTAATATAATCTTGACCTACATTTGTAATATTAATACTGTTAACAACACCTGCTGTTAAATCAAATTGAAACAAAGAACCAGAACCATTAACACTATCTGTAAATGAAGAAGAAACCCCAGGAAAAATACCTGTTGTTGTTGACCCACTTGTACTTAATCCATAGTAAGCACTTACAGTTCCACTCGTACCAGCAGCGTTTTGTTTACCACCACCAATTGATGAACCACAGCTACGTGACATGTTACCAACACCACCACTTACGGTTGAATATCTACAACTTGCTGTGTTACCAACACCACCACTTACGGTTGAACAACCTCCTTTTGACGCATTACCAACACCACCACTTACGGTTGAGTAATAACCACTTGATGTGTTACCAGCACCACCACCTATGACTGATTGAAGTCCATCTATAAAATTACTTTGACCACCGCCTATTGTAGCGTAAACACTACTTACTGTATTATTTCTTCCTCCACTTACGGTTGAGTTTGTAAACTCAGCTTTATTACATTCACCACCACCAATTGTTGTAAAATCACTACTCGCTTTATTCTCTCTACCACCACCAACAAAAGAATAATTACCACTTGCGGTATTATCTTTACCACCACCAACAAAAGAATAACATCCACTTGCTGTATTTCCAGTTCCAGTAGCAACAACATAACCATTAACATCAATACCTAAAGTGTTGATTGAAGTTCCACTACTTAAAAAGTTAATGTTCAAACCAGGAACATATGCGTGATTATCACACGTACCAGTAAGTCCATTACCACCTAATATAATACTATAATTTGCTGTTAATATTGAATTTGATGATATAATTGATGAATAATCACCAGAAACCGTATTTGCAGTTCCACCAGCAATAAATGAATAGTCACCAATAGCTAAGTTTACATTTCCACCACCAATTGTTGAATTTTCACCTTCCGTAGTATTGCCTGATCCACCACCAATAAAAGAATAATTACATATTGTTGTGTTTTGTCCACCACCGGCAATAGTTGAGGTATTACCACTCGCAGTGTTTCCACCACCACCACCAATAAAAGAATAATAACCACTACTTGTATTATTTAAACCACCAGAAACTACAGAGCAATTACCACTAGCATCAGAATTAACACCAATTCTTTGTGTTGAGTCGGTACCAGAACCAACTTCATAAAGTGCTGTTGAACCAGTTAAATCTTGACCAAAAATTACATTACCAGAAGAATCAATCCCCAAATTAGAAATCGATGTACCAGTTGTTACATTTTGAATATTTAAATAAGGAACATAAACAGTATCATCTGTTGTTCCAGAAATATTTTGTCCTCCTAAAATAACACTTCTATCAGCAACCAAAGTTGAGTTATTTGAAAATATCATTGAGCAGTCACCTAATACTAAGTTTTGATTACCACCAACAATTGCAGAACAATATCCAGAGACGGTATTTCCATAACCGCCAGCAATATTACTATTAAAACCAATTGCAGTATTAAATTGACCTCCAGCTATTACTGTACCGTCAAAATATGTTTTGTTACATAATCCACCAAGAATTGATGCGTAAGTCCCAAAGTTTTGATTTCTAGCACCACCGGCAATTACCGATATGTTTGATATTGCACTATTTGAACACCCTCCACCAACAAATGATCCGGCACCTAAATTTGCGTTATTACATCCACCAACAACAGAAGAAAAGTTTGCAATTGATGTATTACAAAATCCACCAAGAATTGCACTATAAACAGAATCTACTGTATTATATTCACCACCACCAACAATTGTAAATTCACAGTCGGCAATATTTGAATTACCCCCAGCTATGGTTGAAGTTGTATCTGTTGCAGTATTGAATCTACCACCACCGATAAATGAAAAATCACCTATTGCACTATTTTGTGCTCCACCGGCAATTGTTGAACAAGCATTAGTTGCAACGTTACAAAAACCACCGGAAATTGTTGAGTTATAACTTGAAGCTGTATTTTGTGCTCCTCCACCTACAAATGAATATTCGCCAGACGCTGAGTTTTCACAACCACCACCAACAGTACCAAAAATTTGTTCTACCGAATTTCTATAACCACCAACTATTGACCCACAATCACCTAAACTTAAATTATCACAACCACCAGCAATTGTTGCAACAGATCCAGTTGTTGTATTTAAAACACCACCACCAATAGATGAATTACCACCAATATTTGTGTTTAAGTAACCACCGGCAATTACACCAAAAATTGAGTTATTTGTATTTTGTCTACCACCAGAAACTGTTGAATAAAAGCCAGATGATTTATTTTGTCTACCACCAGAAATATTTGCCATACAACCAGTTGTAGTGTTGTAATAACCACCAGTTACAATCCCAAATCTAGAATTAGCACTATTTGCATATCCACCAGTAACAACTGAATATGGACATGCGGCAGAATTTAAAGTACCACATCTTACTGTTGAGGTTGACCCACCGTTTGGATCATTTATAATAACATATGCCATTTTTATTTTTTTTTATTTTTAATTTATGTTTAAACCCCCACTATTAAATGGGGGTTTTGTTTTTTTATTAAAGTTTAATCCAAAGTTGAGTACCACCACCTGACGCACTTGTTGTACATCGATAAACTGTACCACTTGGTAATGAACCAATTTCAGATTCGGTTGGTAAACTTTTTAATGTAACTCTTGAACATGTGTTTGGTGAAGGAATACCACCACCATTAACCGTAAGGTTATTTACAAATGTTGTAAAACATTGGTCTGTTGTTATATTACATCCCAATACGTGTGTGTCACTTAGACAAACAGTATTTAATCTACCAACGGCAGATGAATATGATGCTAACGAACCGATATTATTTCCACAACCACCTGCTATTGTTGACCAAGGAACACTAGCTGTAATTACGTTATTTTCACCACCACCGATTGCACTAGAACAAGAATTAATAACATTGTTCTTACCACCAAGAATACTTGACCAAGGCTGTGCAACACAGTTAAATTGACCACCACCAATTTTAGAATAACAATTTGTAATAGTGTTTGTTGCACCACCACCAACTGTTGAGCCATAACCCAAAGTTGTGATACAACTTGAAATACCACCTAATATACCAGAAACCGTTCCAGCTGCATTGTTAGCATTACCAAAAACAGTAGCACAAGGTGCACTAGCAAGGTTTGAGGCACCAGTTCTAAGAGTCGAAATTGCTCCTGTACCAGCTAAAACAATTTGAGCCGGTATTGATGCAAGTCCTGCTGGTAAACCGCTAACTGACGCAACACCATTTTGTCTATTTAATGTTATTAGACCATTAGCATTGTTATATGTACCACCAGTTACAAAGAAATCATTATTTATGAATCCTGAAGCTGTTACTACACCACCATCGTTTCTACCTAATGTTAATATACCATTAGAATATGTTGCACCAGTAACAAATGTATTTTGTGTTTGGAAACCAATAACTGAAATGTCTGGTTGACCATTGTTTTGACCTAAAGTTAACTGTCCTGTATTCGAGTTATACGTTCCACCAGTCAAATAAGTATCGGTGTCAAAAATACCTGTTATTGTAACAGTTCCATTTTGTCTATCCAAGTAGATTTCACCAGCCCCAACATCGTAAGTACCTCCAGTTACATAATAATCAGTAAATCCTGTTGCAGTAACTATTGAGCCATCGCTATTTGTTAATGTTAATGTTTCACCAACTTTTGTTGCACCAGTTAATATAACATCAGTATATCCAGTTAAGAATCCAGAAACACTAAATGTATTTCCAGAATTTGTAACAAATGTTGCATCACCAGTTGTTGGGTTATAAGTACCACCAGTTACAGTCATATCGGATGATAAAATACCAAGATTTACTGTATAATCATTCCCATCGTTAACAGAAGCAGTTAAGTCAAAAGTACCATTGTCAAAAGTTAATCCAGTTAAATAATAATCAACTGAAGGTGTTGTTCCAGTTACAACATTACCAGACGAATCTAAACCTAAATTTATAACTGGTGATGTAGCTCCAACAGTTTGTATATTTAATTGTGGTACATAAACAGTATCATTTGTTGCACCTGTAATATTTTGTCCGCCAATAACAGCTGTTCTAGTACCAAGTGCTACGTTTTGGTAACCACCTAAAATCATTGAATAAAGACCAGATGCTGTATTTTCTCGACCTCCGCCAATTGTCGAATACCAACCAACTGCTCTATTACATCTACCACCAGTTGCTGTTGCCATATAACCATTTGCCGTATTTAAAAAACCACCACCAATAAATGTATAAAAACAATTAGAAATATTTCCATAACCACCAACTACTGTTGAGCAACTATTATTTGCGGTATTTAAATGACCACCACCAACAACACTTTGTAATCCAAAAGCGGTATTTAAACAACCACCACCAACAACGGCTTGATTGTTACAAGTTCTATTACCCCAACCACCAACAATACTTGACATATAACCTGTTGCTTGGTTTGTGTAACCACCACCAACAAATGAATACGCACCAGTCGCACAGTTAACAAAACCACCAGCAACGGTATCATTATAATTTATTGCTCTATTAAGTGAACCACCACCTACTGTTGCACCGTATTGTGTTGCAGAGTTATTGTAACCACCGCTAACAGTTGATGCTTGTCCAGTGGCACTATTTAAATTATTTTTTCTAACTGTCGATTGGGAACCACCGCCTTGTACCATAACAGCATCATCAATACCAGAAATATTAACATTACCATTTTGTTGTTGGATTGTTATAGTCCCAGTTGATGGTGTATAATATCCACCAGTAACATAAACATCTGTATAACCAGTTAAGAAACCAGTAACACTAAATGTTCCACCACTATTATTTGTAAATGTTGCGGTACCTGAGTTTAAGTCATATGTACCACCAGTAATTGTTAAATCTGAAGATAATATTCCTAAATTAACCGAATCAATAAATCCATCATTCCTTTCAATTGATAACTCATAGTTACCAGTATCAAATGTCATTCCTGTTACATATACATCGGTAAACCCAGTTGTAAATCCAGTTACAACAAAAGAACCACCCTGGTTATTTTCAAAGGTTGCACTACCAGTTGAGTTATCATACGTACCTCCAGTAACATACGTATCAATAGATGTAAACCCAGTTACTAAAACTGTTGATCCATCTGTATTTATTAATGTTAAATCGCCAGCGGTAAATGTACCTCCAGTTAAATATGTGTCTGTATATCCAGTTGTAAATCCAGAAACTTGAACTGTTTGACCTGAAGTGTTTATAAATGTTACAACACCAGTGTTAGCGTCATAAGTACCACCGGTTAAACCTAAGTCAGTTGCTAGAACACCAAGATTAATTGTATCTGTAAAGCCATCGTTTCTTCCAATAGTTAAATCAAAACTATTCGTATCAAATGTTACACCAGTAAAATACTTATCTTCTAATCCAGGAACAATAACATTACTACCATCTCTTAAATCTAAAGTAAGAGCTCCAGCTGAATAATCTAAAGTACCACCAGTTACGTAGTTATCGTAAGTTATAAAACCACTTGTAGATACTGTAACACCATTACTGTTTATTAAAGTTAATAAACCAACATTATTTAATGTTGCGGCACTTAAATATACATCATTACCCGTAACAACATTACCATTAACGTCTATACCTAAATTATTAACCGAAGTTGTTGTTCCTACTAAATCAATATTTAATTTTGGTACATAAACAGTATTTGATGACGTACCAGTTAATAATGACCCACCTATAATTGCAGAATTTGATCCTATTAAAACATTGTTACTACCACCGATAATTCCAGAATAATTACCAGTAACTTTGTTAAAATAACCATTACCAACAAACGAATTAAAACCTAAAGCAGTATTGTTATCGCCACCGGTAATTGTTGATCCACTCCTAGCCAATCCATTATCTCCACCAACAACGACAGATTTACAATCTAAAGCTCTGTTTTTAAATCCACCTAAAATACTAGAAAATCTTCCGGTTGCAGTATTACAAGTACCACCATTTATTGTTGAACCAACATTGGTCGCTGTGTTTTTCCAACCACCACTTACGTTTGAATAAATTCCTGACGCAGTATTTTTAATACCACCGGAAACTGTTGAATATTCGGCACCAGCAAGATTGTTTTGCCCACACCTAACTGTTGATGTCGTACCACCAGATAAGTCACTAATAATTACAAAAGACATTTTTTATTTTTTTTTTAATTTTTATTTTTATATAAATAGTAAGTTGTTTGTTGATTATTTATTTTTTTGAAAAAAAAAATTAAGAGCCTATTTCTGTTGCTAAACAAATTTCACCTTGTTCTCTAATTAATCTAGTCATATCATTAAATGAAATAAATGCGTGACCACCTTTACCCCAGGCTTTACCCCAACTATTTTTTATTCTAAATTGTTTTGTTTTTGTGTTAACACCATTAATTACATAAGCATGTCCACCAACTAAACTTCCACCAATTTTAATTAGACCATTTCCATTTGGATAGAACATCCCATTGTACCAATTAGTACCGACAACAACCGGTCCTAGTTTCATTACAGTATCTATTAATGTTTGCAAATCAAAAGCCCAATAATATGATTTTACCTTACCAATATTTTTAAGGTATTTTACCGCACCTCTAACAGATGTACCATCATAGTTTTCACCATACCATTCATCTAATTTTTGTGCGTTTTTATAAATGTCAATCGGTTTTATAATTGGTGGAATTCCAGATTGTTGTACTGGTCCATCTTCTAACCAATGAGCCCAAGAGTACCCAACACATTGTGGTGTATTTCTTTGGTCACCCCACCAACCATTTGCATCCCAGTATCTTTCGGTCAATACTTTTGGTGGTGTTGTTAATCTTTGTAAGGATTGTTGATTGTTTTTTATTAAATATTTACCATCTCTCTCATCTTTAATATAAACCCTACCTAATTGGAATGGTAATAAAACTCCACTTGTTGTAGTTGTTGTTATAGGAAATTCAGTTGTTGTAGTTGTTGTAACATCGTCTATTATATATGTAAAATCATTTGGTTCACAAAAAACCGTATTACAATTAGGACAAAAAGGATCAAATAAACTAAATTTATTTTTTAACACATTAAAATTGTGTCTAATTTCAGAAGATGTTATCGGTTCAACGTACATTCTAAATTGAGAAATCCCACCTTCAAAAGTACCACCAAACTCTTTTTCAAGTAAAATATTTGTGGTTAAACCAGATAATGTTGTTCCACTAAGTAATGATGTTGGAAAACACTCCGGGTCTTGAATATAATTTGATGTTAAGGCAGAGCAGGATGAAAAAGTTAAATTTTCGTGTAGACCTTGTGTTCCGCCACCCCAAGAAATATTAAACGGAACCCCTAATTGTTTTTCTTTATCTGTATTTAAAGCCCTTGGTATAACCTCCTCAAAATCCTCTATTGTATAAATCTTTTTACCATTAACATAGATTTTTAATCTACCATTTCTAAAATTTTTATCCTCAATCCATTTATAGTTTAGATTAACTAAATCAATTTTTTCACTTTCTTTTTTATTATTAGTATATGGTGGTGCAATTAAAACAACTGTATTATTTGCTAATGATTCTAAATATTTTTTTTCTGTAATATCACCAAGTCCACCTCGATACCATAAATCACATTCATCTAAATATGTGTACCTTTCCCAAACAACATCAAGTAAAAACCAATGTTCTTGATTTATAAATGCTGGATTTACATTTTCACAATAAGAATAAATTGGTGGCGTACACCATTCTTGTATTGTATATCCAGTTACAAAAGTTGTTCCGGTCCCAGTTGTTGTTGTCCCAGTTGTGATACACTCACCCGTAAATCTTAAAACTTTAACACCAATTCCTGGATTTTTTGGGTCACCACAAAGTTTAAATGAGATGTTATTTGACATAGAATCAAATAATGGGTCTTTTTCACAAGTATCCTCAATAGATGTAAAACCACTAGGTATACAATCAACACATTCTGTACAACCAGAACAAGTAGTACAAGTTGGTGTACAAACTGGTGGTATGTAATCACAAGTTGGGGTTGGGCTAGGTGTTGGTGTCGGTGTTGGTGTCGGTTGGATTACTGTGGGGCAAGGGTGTGTAAAACATTCCCAACCACATTCTAAACATTCATCTTCACCACAATTACAACCACAAGAAAGTTTTCTACCAGAAACTCCACCACAAACCGGACATCCATAATTTGAGTGTGGATCCCATTTACCATTAGTGGGTCTTGGTGGATACACATATATACATCTACTATCTGTTACTGTTTTATTACAACATGCACAAGTTTGTAGACAACCAGATAATGGTGTTGTTACTCTTGTATAACCGGTAAAACATTTTGGTGAACCATCGGCATAGTGATAAAATTTATTTTCAGCTCTAGTCCCAAAATAAAAAAATGTGTTTTTATTATTTGGATAAATATCATTTAATGTGGTTTCACCAGAATTTGGTACATATTGATCACATAATCTTGGTTTTAAAACAAGTTCAACGGACCAACCTTTATTCATTCTTTCTGGTAAAACATCGTAATCATAACCAAATAATTTATAAAAACCTTGATAAAACCCACCATATAATTCGTGATATTTTCCAGCAATTGGGTCATTTTTACTGACAACCTCATATAATGTGTAGTCCGGTATTCCATAAAATTTACTATTCTGACCAGTATGTCCAGTAACTTGTATTAATTTTAATCTTCTATCGACGTGTAATCTATCAAATTTTACACTATCATCAAATAAACCATTTGTAAAATATAGCTCTTCGTCATACATCTTATCTGTTAATCCATTATCAATTCCTGTTAAACCGATATCACAAACAGTTGATGCTGTATAATTACAAAAATTATTATTTTTTGGGTTATAATAATTTTGTGAAACAAAAACATTATTTGGGTTAAAATTTTTATAGGTTAATGTTAAATCTTGTGCTGTTAATGGATTATTTATATCAAAATATATTGGTAACTTATTACCATATGTTTGTGCAATAATATATGGTGAAAATATTACTTCTTCTTGATAGTCTTTTTCGTCAGAAGTTAAAGACATATCCATACTATCAGAAACTAAATTAAGTTTATATTTTTTATAAACATATTGATTAATATTCTGCTCTGCCATTCTTTTTATTAATAAATACAACAAATCAAAGTATTTATATTAAAAACTATTTTTATGATTGAATTTAACAAAGAGTATTTTCAAAAACCATATTATTTCTTCCTTAAAGATAGGGGGAATAAGATATCATTGTATTACTCTGTTTCTAACACTATAACTGAAGCAAAAAAAGAAGATTCAAAGATTGATTTTCCAAAAACAAAAGAAAATAAAGTTAAAAGTTTTGTGTCAAAAATTTTAAATAGTGGAAAAAAAATAAGTCCTGAAGTCATACAAAAAAATTTAAAAAAATTGTTAGATGACTCTAAGCACGAAATTTTAGAAACAAAATTAGTTGCAAAAATATTGTCAAAATCTTTAACTAGTTTTTTGAAGACTGGGGAGTTTGAGTTAGAAAAGGAAGATTCTGACTTTTTAAAATCACAATCTAGAGACATACTAAAATTATTACCAATTATAATTTTCCAAATTGTTCCTGGTTCAACAATTGCAACACCATTTATTTTAGAATTAGGAAAAAAATTGGGTATTAAATTAAATAGTAAAATCCCAGAAAAATACAAAAAGACAGAACCCGAAAAAGAAAGTGGTGAACTTGATGAATTTATCGATAATGACGGAAGTTTATCAAATTCAACAATACCAATTTTAGACCAAGGACAACATACACAATGGACACAAGATATGAGATCTGGACTAAACAGAATGGCTAGTGGTAATTTTCCATATAGATCTAGAATTTATTTTAGTGAGTCAGAAAAAAAAGAAAAAGTTTTAGACGAAGAAGATTTTTCTGATGCTTATGGTTATGAAGAAATCGAAGATGATAATATTAAATCGTTTAAAGGTTGTCTTCGTGTTTTTAAAAATTTGGAAATAAAAGACCCGTTTGAAAGATATGAAAGATGTATGTCTTTTGGTTTTGATCCGGAATTAGATGAAGAAGGAAAGCAAAGAATTGTTGAACTACAAAAAGATAAAATGAAACAAATGATTGATGAGTTACTTTTAAATAAAAAATCAAAAGAAACTGACGTTGTTAAAAATAATTCAAAAGAGGATGATTCTGTAATATCAAAAATATTAATGAGAAACATTGAATCAATTAAAAAAATTGCAGAAAAAGAAGGTGTTGATATAAATAAATTAATAAAACATTTAAAAAAAGGTGAATAAAGATTTATACGGTCAACAAATACAACTTCCAAAAGAGATTGTTGAGTACCTTGAAACTTGTTTTAATTATGCAACAAATTCAGATTCAAACACTGAAGGATATAATAGAAATCAAGAATTAAGAGATACCGGTTATGTTACGTATCAACAGTTAGGTAGAATTAAAAATTGGTTTGATAATTATAATGGTGATGGTAAAGACGCTCCTTATATATTAAATGGTGCCGATTATATGAGAAGTTGGGTTGACAATACTTTGGACTCTATGCGAAATAGTGATGGTATGACAAAACAAATAAAACAAGAATATGTGCCGGAACCAATTGATGATAAATTAATTGATGATATGGGTTGGTTAGCGGATATGAATAGACCATCAAAAGAACATAGTAAATTTACTGATGATGTTAAAATCACAGAAAACCTTAATAGGATAAACGAAATAATTAAAAAAATTATCTAATGGCAACTAGTGAAAGATTGGATTTTAGTCAACCAATGAATGAACTTGGTATGATTGGTGAAGACCAAAGAAAAAAACTTATTCCTAAAAATGATTACAAACCAACAAATTCTTATTCAGCAACAAATAAAGATGCAATTTCTGATGGTGATGAATTTGGTAAAGGGACTGGTATTTTTTTAGATACCGCTAATGGTGGGTCGTCAGTCGATTCGTTTGAAAGAATTAACGAGATTAAAATTAATGAATATCAAAAAGACAAACCGTACACAACACCAACAGCTTAATGAAACTTTACAATGTTTATAACAATCTTATCCTTGAAATAGCATCGGTTAATGCTATTGTTGATTCTATTAAGAAAAGACAAAGGGTTATTGTTTATTACGATGGTGATGAACCAGGTGGGAAAGGATTACGTATTGTTGAACCTGTTTGTTATGGATATAGTAAAGCTGGTAATCCAGTTTTACGAGCTTGGGATTTAGAGGGTGCCTCACATAGAGCGTACCTTGGTAAAAAACCATTACCTAGTTGGAGGTTGTTTAGAGTTGATAAGATTATAACTTTAAAACCAACAACAGAAACATTTAACGAACCAAGACCAAATTACAATCCAGCTGGAGATAAAAGTATGACAAAAGTTATTATAAATGCAGTATTTTAAAATATTATGAATTCAGAAGAACAATTATTACAAAAATTAATGATTTCCAAAAAAATTATGGAAAAACACAATGATATTGGTAGAGGTAATGGAACTCCACAAATAAATATTAATACACCGACAGTTGAAAATTTCCAACCTATACAAGGAAATTACAACATACCAAATGGTTTATTACAAGAACAAGACTTTAAAATATCATCAACTCAAAGTCAGGTACCAACGGAAGAGCGAATAATGAATTCCAAGTTACCAGATGAAATAAAAAAATTAATGTTAGAACACCCAATAGAACAACCAACAAGTATGAATGGTGGTGCAGTATTATCTAATGATTTAGTTGAGAAAGCGTCAAGATTAATGGGGACTAATAAATCACAAAACGTTAATGAGAATGTTAATAAAAGTAACCAACCAAAACCAAATTTTAATATGAATGAGTTACGAAACGTAATAAGAGAGACGGTTGAGGATGTTTTAAAAGAAAACGGTTTATTAGTTGAGTCAACAACAAAAAGTAATGAAGTTTTTAAATTTAGAGTTGGTCAACATATTTTTGAAGGTAAAGTAACAAATATTAAAAAGATAAATAAATAAACGTATTATCGAATTTGTTTAACAACCCCTTTCTTATGATTGGGGGTTTTTTATTTTTAGTTATTGATATTTTGATAATTTATCGGTATAATTTAACTAAATTAAAAAAATCTATGAATAAAATAAATGTTTTAGTATTACCATCTGATACAAGTGGCGTTGGTAAATTTCGTTCTGTTGACCCCCATGTTAAATTACAAAATTTATATCCAGATGAATTTCATGTTGATATTGATTATCAACCAAATATAAATGATTTAAACTATTGGAAAAAATACCAAATAGTACACTTCCATAGAAGTATTGGGACTGATTATGACAACTCACCAAAAATTATTGAGATGTTAAAATCAATGGGAATTGTTGTGATTGGTGATATTGATGATTATTGGTTACCGACAAAAGAACACCCAATACACCAACTTATTATTCAAAATAAATTACAAGAAAAAATTATTGCAAACCTTAAAGTTTCTGATTATGTCATTACAACAACAGAAATTTTTGCAAACGAAATTAGAAAGTTTAATAAAAATGTAATTGTTTTACCAAATGCCGTTGATCCCCAGGATCCACAATTTAATGAACCAACGTTACCTTCTGATAAAGTAAGAATTGGTTGGCTCGGTGGTTCATCTCACTTACACGATTTAAAATTACTTGATGGTATGGTTACAAAATTATCATCAATGCAAGAGAAATTACAATATTATGTTTGTGGTTTTGATATTCGTGGTACAGTAACAGAAATTAACCAACAAACAGGACAAAAAACACAAAGATCAATAAAACCGGAAGAAACTGTTTGGGTTAAATACGAACAAATTTTTACGGACAATTACAAAATTATTACACCAAAGTACAAAGATTATTTAGATACATTTACAGAAAATGATTATCCTAGTGTTTTAGATGAGAACTATGTAAGAGTTTGGACAAGACCGGTTACAAGTTATGCAAAAAACTATTCTAAATTTGATATTTCTTTAGCACCAATTAAAAACCATATCTTTAACCGAATGAAGTCTCAACTTAAAGTTATCGAGGCTGGATTTTATAAAAAAGCTTTAATCGCATCAAACGTTGGTCCGTACACAATTGATTTAAAACACGCACTTAAAAATGGAGAATTTACAGATGGAAATGCGTTATTAGTTAATGAAAATAATAACCATAGTGATTGGGCAAAGAATATTAAAAAATTAGTTGAGAACCCAAATATGATAACAGATCTTGGTGAAAGATTATATGAAACTGTTAAAGACAAATATGATTTAAATAATGTTACTCATGAAAGAGCATCTTTTTACAAATCTTTAATTAAATAATTTATGATTAATATACCTATAACAAAAATTTTATTTTTAGATATTGAAACTGTTGGTGGTTGTCCGGACTTTGACTCTTGTGAGAAATTTAGTCCACAAATTGCCGAACAATTTCACAAATACTTTGATTGGTTTTTAAAAAGATTCCCTGAAGATAATGCTCTTGGGGAGTCTGAAACTGAATGGAAAAATGAAGTGTTTAAAAAAAGAGCAGCACTTGTTCCAGAGTTTGCAAAAATTGTTTGCGTATCAGTTGCTTTTGTTTTGGACAATGGTGAAACAAAAAAACAATCTTTTTTTGGTGATGATGAGAAAAAATTATTAAAAGAAGTAAGAACACTTTTGGATCGTTGTGAAAAACTTGGATTCTTTTTATGCGGACACAATCTAAAGAATTTTGATATTCCAATGCTAGCAAAAAGAATGATTATAAATGGAATACGTCCATCAAAAATTCTACCATCTTATGATACAAAACCTTGGGAGATTAAAGCTATTGATACAAAAGAAATCTGGCAATACGGTTCTTATACGTCAATTGGTTCATTGGATTTGTTATGTTCTTGTTTAGAAATACCAACACCAAAAGATGGTGAGATAACCGGAGCAAACGTTCATAAGGCATATTGGGAAGAACAAAAAATAAAAGAAATTGCAGAATACTGCGAAAAGGATGTTAATGTATTAATTGACGCCATAATGAAATTAAAAAGTTTAGAATAATGGAAGGAATTGAGGAATTTTTTGACGATAATATATCTGAAACAGATTATGAAAAATTAACAGAAGAGTTTGGTTTTGATATTCGTGAATTAGAAAAAGAAATGGGTGCTTATCAACCAACAATGAAAGTTAGATATTCAACTAGTAATAAAGATTTTACTGAACCAAAATACGCATACCCAACAGATTCTGGGTTTGACTTACACTCAACAGAAGAATTAATTATTGGGCCGTTTGGTAGAGTACTTGTCCCAACTGGATTACATTTTGATATTCCAGATGGTTATGAAATACAAG